ATCTGAGTTATGCCTTTTTAAAGGACTTGGTCATCCGCGATATAAGTTGTGTAAATTTATATGATACACATCCGGATTTTTCCATGAACCCTGTTTTACCGTCCGGCCTAGCATTAAACCCTATTAATGGCGATATTAGCGGGACGCCATTATATAACCAAGCCGAAACGCCCTACACACTAACGCTGACCACAAGCAGCAATTATACATCATCGCCTCTTGTTTTTCATATCAGTGTTTCCGATATTAGTTATAATGTATTGAACTATGTATACTTGCAAAATCAAGAATTTTTATACTTACCTGAAAATAAAAGAGGATCTCCTATAGAACCAACTATTTATTCGCCAGTATTTAAATCACTTTTATTTAATCCGCCTTTACCGACAAATCTAAGCATTGGGTTAGAAGATGGTTTTATAACTGGTATACCAAATGGTGCAGTAGACGAAAGTAATTATGTATTAACCGCAACAACCTATAATGATTACACAAAAACCTTAGAAATAAGTATAAAGGTTGATGGGTTTAATTATACGGAAGATGGTTCTGAGCCAATTGTGAATGTCTATCTTGATAGACCAATAACTATTAAATTGTATAAAAATGATGGCTATTCAAATTTTACAGTAGCACCTGCATTACCTAATGGTTTAAGTTTAAATTCAACTTCAGGAACAATCAGCGGAATTGTAAAAAATGTTGATACCAGAGGATATGCATCTATTACTCTAACATGTAATATAACTGGTTCAAGGAATCCAACCGTAACTATACCCATATCAATAACAATCTATTGTTATCCTTGCCCCCAACACGTGATTCTTCCGCGTGAAATAGGAACATTTAATACTAGGGCGATGCGCTATTCGGCCATAGTGAATAGTAGTAGTCGTCAAATCGGGCGGATGCGTTATATTGCAAATTCGGGAACAAACATTAATAGAACTTATGAGGAACCACCTAGAAATAAATTCTAAGGATAGAAAGGTATAAAATATATAAAAATAAAATATATAAAAATAAAATATATAAAAAAAGGAATATGACTTTTTTATATAGTGTAAAATGTATTGTAGTGTAATGTATTGTAATATATATATATTAAATTAAATAAGAATTTCTAAATCACTCACATTCCAATACTCAACGCCGCCATTCGGTAGCGGACGTTTGATAATAAACGGCATTTTTTTTTGTTCTAATTCAATCATTGCAATAAAATACCCATCAATTACATTTAAAGGTATTTTCACAAATGCTTTTGCGCCTGAATCTAGTTGTTTTGCGCGTTGACCAAGAATACGCGTCATTTCATATTTGGTTAAAATCGGGTTTGTTTTATGTAATGGATCAACAATAATACCACGTCCGTCACGCACAACACGCGACAATGCTTTAATCTCTTCATAATTATGTGCTTTTGATTCAGCGTGATTTTCTACAATATAATTTTCACGCAATTCACTATCAAATTTTTGTAAATAAAGTTCATTCATATCATCGTCATCATAGGCATCACTATCCCCCGCTTCGTCATCATCCTCAATCGTAATTGGTGCTGTTTTTTTTGTCGTTTTTAACATTTCAATACCACTAATACTATTCACTTTTCCTTTTGTTTTTGAAGTTTTCTTGGTTTTTTTGTTCAACTTTGATGTTTTATTTCCAACATCATCATCACCGTCTGCGTCTGCTTCGCTTGCTTCTGCTTCGCTTGCTTCTGCTTCGCTTGCTTCTGCTTCGCTTTCATCTTCTGCTTCGCTTGCTTCTGCTTCGCTTGCTTCTGCTTCGCTTGCTTCTGCTTCTGCTTCGCTTGCTTCTGCTTCTGCTTCTGCTTCATCTCCTTCTGCTTCATCTCCTTCTACTTCGCTTGCTTCTGCTTCGCTTTCATCTTCTGCTTCGCTTGCTTCTAATTCATCTCCTTCTGCTTCTGCTTCTGCTTCTGCGTCGCTTGCCTCTTCCAAACCAATAACACTCTTAACGCCAACATCGCTTTTAACACTCTTATTTTTTAATAATTTTGAATTAACATTACCGACAGTAGTTGTAGTTGCCTTATTCTTGATCATTGATTTACTCATTTTTGACGTTTATGTATATATAATAAAAAATTTTTAAATCTTTTCAATTTTATAATATAAAATATACTATAATTGTTATACTATAATAAATTAGCTATTATCGGTTTTCCATGTCGTATTACAATGAACACAGACATAGACATATTTCATATTTATATCATCATAACGAATATACAATACTTCGCGATTTTCTTTTGTAATAGCATAATCCACTATTTTATTATCTGCTAAACTAGATTTTTTCTGTTTTTGTTCTTCTTCTTTTTCTTCTTCTTCAATTGCTTTTTCTTCTTCTTCAATTGCTTTCAGGGTTTTTTCTGCTTCTTGTGCACTTGCCTTTGCATCCGCTGCACTTTTATTTGCGCTGTCAACGTATTTTTTCAAGGATTTCGCAGTTGCGGCTTTCTTGCCACTGCCACTGACACTGCCACCACCACCACTCATTGTATTACTTGCGCATTCTTGATTCGGGCATTTAATACTGTTAATACGCGGTAAGGTCGGATCATATTTTGTATATTCATTCACCATATGTGTGAATTTTTGTTCGCTACGTTTCAACTGAATGTCCGATACGCAAATAGATTCTTCACCAATGGTTGCATCCTCATGCCCACAATTGCGGCAATAATAAATCAGTGTATTGCTAATTTCACCTTCAATATCACTAATTTTTAAATAATACATGTTGTGGCATTCCGAACAAAACTTCATCTTTGAATGGTGTATGTAATATATAATAACATCTTTTATTTTTAATTCAATTTTATATTTATATGTTATAGTTTATAGGTTATACTATATAGGTTATACTATATAATTAAAAACACCGATTAAATGCTATATTAAATGCTATATTAAATGCTATATTAAATGCTATAATGAACAACACTACTATGGTAGAGTGAATAATTTTTATTCTCTTTTTTACGTGTAACCCGGTTATTAGAGAGAGATGATTTAATAGTTAATTTTTTAAATGTTTCATTTAAATTAAATACATCCTTGGGTTTTTTCCTCCACTCAGTGTCAGCAGAATTAATCCACAACCCATTATTAAATGTATTTTCAAGAAACACCTCTGGTAAATAAAAAGCATTACGACGAATACCGTGCCAACCACGAATAAAAGGTTTCATTTTATCTTTGTAGAGATAGGTTATCGTATAATGCGTTAATGGCGTTTCAAGTGCTTGTCCGCCAGTTAAACGACTCGTCGTTCCCCCCAAGTAAATCACTTTTTCTTTTAACTGTGTTTCAATCTCTTTGGTCCAATAGTGTTTCTTATTAAACCATTCACCCAAACATTCGTGCGCAACCATATCTTTTGAATAAACCGTAATAAACATTCCATCTGGCATTTTTTTAGTGGGGTAGGGTTGTTCTCTCAATAAAAAACTTAAATACCCCACTGCTTTAAGTCCACTACTTCTGTCACGACCAACCCATTGTAAAAACCAATCCGTTGGGATAGAATGATAGACTATATTGAATGTTTTTACATCATCAATCACCTTTATAGGCGGAGAAACGGTTAATTCTCTGAACATAAGCGCATGGGCGGCTTTATTTTCCAAATCCATTGCTTTTTGAAAGGGTATAAAATGCGAAAAATCGGCAGATACGACCGTCATTGTCCCATTTTCATCTAAATTTGGTATTTTTACAGTTACATCAAGCGTGCCGACATTAATTCCTTCATATCTAATCGTATCGTCGCGAAAGAGTGTTTTCATTGATTGCCACGGAACATAATATTCGTGAAAATACAGTTGTGAATTAAATTCTATCGTTGGTATGCTATTTGCAGGATAATAGAAAATAATAACTTTTTTAATTTTATTGATTGGTCTAAAGCGTAAGGTATGAGAGATTATAGTCCCGGTAAATTCTGTGCCAGCGTGAGGTAATACATATCCGTGTAAGTCGGGTAATTTTATTATTTTTTTAAATTTTAAATCTTTGGAATTAAACCACATATATATATACATATGTATAAATATATAAATATTAATGACACTATATTAAAGCGATCGCACGTAGTTATAGTAAGACAAGACAAGACCATAGAAAATGACAATCGTGGAAGACTATTTAAAATTAACGGCACACTACAAAACCGAGTATGGAGAGAAAACCATCTTATTAATGGAAGTTGGCAGTTTTTACGAGGTGTATGCGCTTATAAATCCAGATGGTAGTTATACGGGCAGTAATATTGAAGATTTTGCAAAAATGAATGATATGGTGATTGCCAAGAAAAACATCTGCGTTGGAAAACTTCCGGTCGCAATGGCAGGTTTCGGCACCGCCTATTCGGATAAATACATCCAGCGTTTACAAGAGCATGAGTATACTATTGTTATTTACAACCAAGACATTAATGGCAAAAACACCACGCGAAGTTTAGCCGAAATCATCTCGCCGGGCACTTTTTTCCCCACCGAAACAGAACAGTTATCAAATAACGTGATGTGTATTTGGTTACATAAAACAAACGCTGCAAGGAAAATGCCAGCACAGGCTACAATAGGGATTGCGAACATTGATATTTTCACGGGTAAAACCGCATTATTTCAGTTTACGGCAAATTACAATCACAGTCCGTCCACGTATGATGAACTGGAGCGTTATATTTCGGCGTATAGACCGAGCGAATGCATTTTTATTGCGAATTTGCCAGAACGTTTAATGAATGATATTGTTAGTTTTGTTGGTCTGGAGAATGCGAAAATTCATAAGATGGATACATCGGATAAGCATAAGATGGATACCTCGGATAATTCGGATACAACCACAACCACCAGCGAAACATTAAAAAAGGTTGAAAAACAAATATACCAAGTAGAAATTTTGAAACGTTTTTATCCGCATCTCTCTTCATTCCATGAAATGTTTCCTACCCATTATATTGCCATTCAATCCTTTTGCTATTTATTGGACTTTGTCTATCGCCATAGCCCTAATTTGGCAAAAAAGTTGGCAGAACCTATATTTGAAAATTACACGGATCGGTTAATCTTATCCAATCATACATTAAATCAATTAAATATAATTGATGATACCAGACATACGGGTAAATTACGGTCAGTAAGTAGTTTGTTGAATCATTGTGTGACCACCATGGGAAAACGGCAATTCCTTTATAATCTCCACTACCCCATTACTCATGAACCTACACTACAATCCTCTTATACTATTACCGAGCATTTAATTAGAAAAGGCGAGGAAGGACATCAATTTGTTCGGACTAAATTAGGCCCAATTAGTGATCTTGAAAAATTTATGCGTAAGATGGTAACACAAAAAATAACACCAAAAAATCTCTCGGCCTTAGTGGATGATTTAACAAATATAGAACAACTAAACACCTTCACCCAAGAAGATGCAATACTTTCGTCGTATCTAGCGTCACTCACCTTAATTGGATCCGGTGATTATCCAATTATTAAGACCTATTGCCAAACTATCATGAATGATATTTCTCGGGTATTTAATTTGGAAGAATGTCGCCACTTGACCGATTTAAATTCAAGTGATTCAACTACAATTATTAATAAAGGCATCTCTCCTTTGATTGATGACTTAGCCAAGAAAAGTATGGATGGAAGAGAGAAGCTGGAAGCACTATGTCATTATTTTTCTGGACTTGTTCAACAATACGAGAAAACGTCTACTAAAAAGACGCCATTACCTTCTTATATTAAAATTCATGAAACCGCCAAAAACAATCCGTCTTTAATTGGCACAAGCAGACGTGTTGGGTTGTTAAAAACTGCTATTGCAAAGGAAGCAAAGGCAAAAGAAGCAAAGGCAAAAGAAGCAAAGGCAAAGGACAAAACAGTATCATCTACATCACCAACAGTTAATCTCTCTTATTATTCCAAATACAGTAATACAACTGAAGAGTTTACACTAACGATTGACGAGATTGAATACACCACTGGAAGTGGCAGTAAAACAGATATGGTGGTGACAAGTAAAGAAATACGAAAAATGATTAATGATACAGAGGAATCACGCGTAAAATTAATGCGTGAAACCCAGCTATTGTTTTATAACTATATTACCGAATTCTCCAAATTTGAAAAGGAACTACAGAAAATGATTCATTTTACAACTGAGATGGATATTTTACAATGTAAATATTATATTGCCACCAAATACAATTATTGTAAACCAGAAATACAATCAACTAATAATACATCGGATAATGCATCGGCGAATGGATGTGGGCAAAACAACTCTTTTTTATCCTTCACCGGCATCCGCCATCCCTTGATTGAGCATTTACAAACCAATGAATTATATGTGACCAACGATATGACCCTGGGCTTAGATACACATGGGATCCTGCTGTATGGAACAAATGCGGTGGGGAAAACAAGTTTTATTAAATCCGTTGGGATTGCGGTCGTTATGGCCCAAGCAGGACTCTATGTCCCTTCTGAAACATTTATATATAAACCGTATCAAACTATTTTCACACGAATTTTAGGCAATGATAATTTGTTTAAAGGGTTATCCACATTTGCAGTGGAAATGACCGAGTTGCGGACGATTTTAACCATGGCCAATGAGAGTAGTTTAGTGCTTGGTGATGAGCTGTGTTCAGGCACCGAAAGTGATTCGGCCTTAAGTATTTTTACTGCCGGATTGGAAATATTACACAAGAAAGAAAGCACTTTTTTGTTTGCGACCCATTTTCATGAAATTGTGCATTACGAGGAAATTACTGCACTGGATAAATTAAAAATGATGCACATGGCAGTTCATTATAATAAAGAATTAAATACCTTAGTGTATGACCGAAAACTGCGCGATGGTCCGGGCGAAAGTATGTATGGTTTAGAAGTGTGTAAATCCCTTAATTTGCCTGAAGAATTTCTGGAACGAGCACACGACATTCGGATGAAGTATAATCCAAATAGTAAAAATATGTTAGCACTTATGCCGACGCATTTTAATGCTAAAAAAATTGTTTCTCAATGTGAAATATGCAATAAACATAAAGCAAGTGAAGTGCACCACTTGCAACATCAGAAAAATGCCAGTCCGGATAATAACTACATTACAAATAAAGGAAAACAAAGTTTCCATAAAAACCACGTGGCAAATTTGGTAAATATTTGCGAACATTGTCATAAGGAAATTCATAAAACAAATCAAGAACATAAGGTCGTAAAAACGACGAGTGGCTATAAAATTGTGCCTTTATAAAATTATGCCTTTATAGAATTGTGCCTTTATAGAATTATGCCTTTATAGAATAATTAATTCTCTCTTTATAATAGATTATAAATTAGAAATGAAATTATCATTATCATCCTTTAGAATAAATACATTAAATAAAAGATTAAACAAGTTCACGGCAATTAAAAATGGTGGGAAAGAAGTATACCTACTCTTGATAGTTTTATTAATACCATTTATCATATATCTGCTCTATAGTATAATGTATAGTATAATGTATAGTATAATATATAGTAAACTATTAAAACCACACTATAAAGAAGGACTGGGGAATCCCTTCGGTCGTGCTTTACGGGTTAACACCGGTAAAGCAATAGGTGGGGCGTTACCTGTAGATGATGATAATACAAATGCAACGTCTGACTCCGCTGCAGGTCTGGTAGAAAGTGCTAGTAATTATGGAATGGATAAAGTAGATTATTTAGATGATAAAGTGTCATCTGGCTTAGATTCTGTTATAGATTATCTTAGAGGAAAGAAAGAAATACCACCTCAGTGGCGCGATTTTTATGGTGATGGTGAAATGGGGGAAACAGACATTTATAAAGAATTACCCGATACATCAACTATTATAAATGATAGTTGCAGCACTAAAGGGTTTTTATACAGCGAATACAAGGACGATATGTGCACAAAATATGGGAGAAAACCAAGAGAATTAGATGAAAAATGTAAAAGTTTATCAGTCACCAATTGTAAAATACCGAGTTGTTGTGTTTTATTGAATGGTAAACAATGCCGTGCGGGAAATATACATGGTCCACTATTTTTAACGGATAAAGGTAAAGATATAGATTTTTCATTTTATTATAATAAACAAAGATGTTACGGAAAATGTGATACAAGTGCAAATCCATTAGAAAAATGCGATAAATACCTTAATAATAGTGTCGGTATTTCTAAGGAATGTATGTTACAAATGTTTAATCACTTTGGTTGTTCTAACCCAGATCCTGATTATTTTATTAATGATGCGATGATAAAAAAATACAGTTTATCATCAAAAGCATACGTAGAAAACCATATAAAAACCGAAATTGGTAATTTGGCAAACGATAGGTATAACTTAGATAATATTATTAAGTGTAAAGGAAGACCATATGTTATTGAAAAGTATAGAATGTTTAATACATCATTGGAACCAACTACCTCAGAACAAGAAATTATGGATATATTACAAACTCAGAATCAGATCGGACTAGAACAAGTTTTTTTAAATTATTATAAATGATTATATTATAAATAAATCTATCATTAAAATGAATATTACAAAAATCTATAAAAGGTTAACTAAAAATGTAAATTTAACCAATAACATGATTATTAGTATTATTATATTAGTTGCGTTATTTATATTATTAGGCGTCTATTGGTGGTATAAACAAACTATTATAGAAGGGGGCTTTTTTAAGAAGCTTCGTAAGGCAGTTCCCAGTTCTGTTGTTAACACTGTTCGTCAATCTGTTCCTATTTCTATACCTGGTTCTGTTAGTGGTCTTGTTAGTGGTGGTAAAAAACTGTGTAAACAATATTGCAACTGCCGTAAAGGAATAACAGGTCCATGCAAAACATATGTAAAGCACATATACCGCACTAACAAATTCATGAAAAATCAATGTAACAATTGCATTTGCTTATTTAAAAGTAAAGGATGCTCTTTTTTGTAAATCATCTTAATCAACTACACTATAACAGCTTATAAATAATAATTTCACACTTATACTATTATTATTAATACTATTATTATTATTATTATTATTATTATTATTATTATTATTATTATTATTATTATTAATACTATTATTAATTCTTGCTATATTATAAATAAATCTATAATGAAAATGAATACTATGAAAATGAATACCATAAAAAAATATAAAAGGTTAACTAAAAGTGTAAATTTAACCAATAACATGATTATTATTATTATATTAGTGACATTATTAATAGTTTTAGGCGTCTATTGGTGGTATAAAAAAGCTAATATTATAGAAGGCACTGAAACAGATTTTGAAAAACAACAAAGAGAAAGAGAAAAAGCAAGTAAGGAACAAAATGAAAAAGGTAAGAAACTTCTGACTGGACTAACGGATGTTTTTGCTGGTGCTGGAATTAATTTATCCGACAATAAACAAACACTTGACCTAATGAATTCATTAAAGGCTGAATTAGGAGATACCGACAGTGGAATATATGATTTAGACCGTATGTATGCAGAAGCATCTGATGATATTTCAGCCAATTTAATAAATACACTACCGGCTACTTATCCTGGTAAAACATTTTTGGTAGGCGGAAGAGATAAATTTAGTGATGGGTTTTGTGAGACCTATGGATCTAAACCTGGATTAGATGATCAATGCAATAAATTAACCGCAGAACATTGCAATCAAACGGATTGTTGTGTTTTTTTAAATGGTGAAAAATGCGTTGCAGGTAGTAAAGATGGACCAAATATTACAGTTGATACAGTAACTGGTGATGATATAGATTATACATATTATTCGCATAAAAATACGTGTTATGGTAGCTGTGGAAATGGAATGTCACAGTCATCCAATCCTTGCTCGGTGTATAAAGAAGATTCCACCTCAATATCAAAGGATTGTATAAATCGGTATTGGAAACAAACCGTATGTGGTGAAGATAGAAATAATCCAAATTATATTACCGATGAAATAGTTGCAGGGTTGAATGATTATAGTAGAAATGCAATAAAAGAACAAATTAAAGATATTGCAACAAACGAAATTCACCTTGATAAATGTTATGGTGTAGATGAATCAAAATGGCCAGAACCCTGTTATGAAACTACGCCTACCAGTTTTGGTTTATCTCAACGTTGTTTAACTCATTTATTTAAAGAATCTGGCTGTAGTTATACAGGCACTGTAAACCAAGCATTTGTGGATGAACATCAATTAGAACCAAAATCGGCGATGATCAAGAAGTTTGATGGTTATTTTAAGGGCAACGATACAGAATCAAAACAAAAATGTTACGGGTTTGATGATACGATATGGCCAAAATAATGTATAGAGTATAGGGTATAGGGTATAGGGTATAGGGTATAAACGAACGAAAAAATAAGAATTAAAATATAAAAAATTGATTTAAACTAATTCTATTTGGTTTTAATATAAATATAACTATATACAAGTATACAACATGCTTATTCCGGTGAAATGTTTTACTTGTGGTAAAGAAATCAGCAGTTATTACCGCACTTATGAACGTGAAGTGCGTAAAAAGAAGCTAGCGGCAGGAATAAGTGATGTGGTTTATTTAACAAAGGTGAACACAGACAAAACAGCCGAAGGTGAAGTATTAGATAGTTTAATGATTAAGAAAATGTGTTGTCGTCGGCATATATTGACCCATGTTGAAATTGAATAATATCGGGTTCTATATAGCATATGACACCTAGTATAACTATTAAATTGGTCAATACGAGGCGAAGGTCGTTTGGGATGAATCGTTTTGACTCATTTTTTTAATGACAGTGAATACATTAAAGTATTTATTTTATTTTTGATCAATTGTATATATTTATCTATACTTGTATTATATAAATACTTTACCCTATGCCAAAAAGGTATAAAGCAGCCACCACCCGGTGTAATTATACAAAAGTGTTTAGACGAAAAACAATGAAACGGCGTAAAGCAACCAGGCGTAAAGCAACCACGACAAGGAACGCAAAACCTAAAAAGAAAGCGTCAACTAAGAAACATTATGTTGGGCGAGGAGGACAAACAACGAAGTGGTGGTGGTCTAATGCGAGGAAAGAGCGAGCGAGGAAAGAGGAAGAGGAAAAGGAAGCAGAGAGGAAAAAAAAAATAGAAAACGTAATATATGAAATATTAAAAGCGAAACAGTATATCGGAAATAAAATGGAATTTGAAGAGAAAATAAATAATATTGATGATATTTCTGAATTAGAAAAAATAATTGAAGAATTCGTGAATAAAATGCATTCTATTGATGAATTAGAAAATACCGAAAACAATGAAATAGAAACTGATATGACAACACGTATGCAAAATATAGATAATTTAACAACGGATGAAGAAGAGTATATAAAAACACAAGTAACAAAAGCAATACAAGATAAAAGACTTTTTGAAAAAATCAGACGTATACAATATATAAAAAAACACATTATCTCCTTAAATGTTAAGAAGGAAACGGAGGAGATAATGAATGAGGAAAATGAATCTATTTTAAACGAAAAATTAAAAGAGAAGGAAGATGAATTAAAAACTAGTAATATAAAGAAGAATAGGATGATGGGATGGAAGGATTATGTTTTTACCAAAGAAGACCAGATAGAGCACAATTTGTTGTTACCTATGATTGGTATCATAAAAGGCCGCATAGAGATGATACAAAAAAAAAAGGAAGAATCTATACACTCAACCGATGATAATAATGCTTTTAATGATTTGACTGAGGATCTTCCAAGAATTACAAATGAAATTGTTGTGAGTGATTCACACACTTAAGTTGGTTCTCAGTATCATTCACATAATTATTTGACGGCCTAACTAGGATTTGATTGGGTTGCCCGACCAAGTAGCGTTCGTTTATTTTAGTAATGGCTTCTTCGCGTGTTTATTGCGGACTTGACCGAGAGTAACTATTTCTTGTCTTTTTTATATATAATTTTTATATTGATTATATATAAATGTATACTAAACGTAAAGGAGGAATAAGAGCAAAAAAACATCCGCATAGTGCACATCATCGCCGGCATCCGCATAAAAAGTCAAAGGCGCGACGAACGCATAAGAAGCGGAATGGTGGACGCAACTATAAAAAACGCATAACGCGTAAACGTGGGAGAAAAGTAATGAGGGGGGGGGGGCATACAGAAGAGAGGAAATGTCTATGGTCAACAGATTGTTTTGATCGCAAAACTCTTAATACTATAAAAGCGATAATGGAGGAAAAAATAAAAGAAACGAGAAATTTAAATAATGACAATTTTAAATATGACGAAAAGATAGACCGAGATGATGTTAAACAAGCATTATATAAATATCTATATAATGAACCCTATGTTATGACAGGATTAAAACGTATACAAAAAACTGACTTCTTTGGTAATGATCTACCACCATCTAATCAAAAAAAGTTAATGAACAATGCCGATGACAATGCCAAGCTAACAAGAAGAGTAAACAAATTTCTAGAGATATTTTTAAATAAGCACTATGTGGTGCCGATAAAATCAATGAATGACCCAATAAGAGAGGTTGTTGATAACCCAACAGAAAAGGTTGTTGTTGACCCAATAGAAGAGGTTGATGACCCAACAGAAGAGGTTGATGACCAAATAATTGTTGTGAGTGATTCACGCGTTTAAGTTGATTCTCAGTATCATTCACATAATTATTTGACGGCCTAACTAGGATTTGATTGGGTTGCCCGACCAAGTAGCGTTCGTTTATTTTAGTAATGGCTTCTTCGCGTGTTTATTGCGGACTTGACAGAGAGTAACTATTTCTTGTCTTTTTTATATATAATTTTTTATATTGATTATATATAAATGTATACTAAACGTAAAGGAGGAATAAGAGCAAAAAAACACCCGCATAGTGCACATCATCGCCGGCATCCGCATAGTGCACATCATCGCCGGCATCCGCATAGTGCACATCATCGTAAAACCACGAAAAAAACAAATAAGCGTAAATACAAGCGTAAAACCAGGCAAACACGCAAATATAGGCGTATGAGCATGCGTGGCGGTATGGCAGTGTATCCCGATGCTCATATTCCAGATGCCACTACTAGTTTTACAAATGGATTAAGAAGTTTAGGTAATAGCAATAATGCTTGTATGAATGTAGGAACCCTTACCGGAAATCATTATGCTTATAATACCAACGTAAAGGCCGCGCCAATGCCCTCAAATAATATTACACAAACTGGTGGACGTAAACACAAACTGCGTGCTCGTGGTCAACGCGGCGGAAGTATTAGCAGTTTTATGACAAGTATTCTTCCTGAAGAATTAGTAAATGTAGGGCGTTCAGTTCCTTCAGCGTTTGGGCATTTGGCTGATAAATTTAATGGCGAGTTATCGCATCCTTCTTCAATGGTTTATCCCACACAACAACCGCACGTAGATGATAGCAGCAGTAGAGGAGCATTAATAAACCCAAACACAATGGGAATGTCTGATATTAGAAATATATACTTACAAGAAAATAATAGAGTGAGTGGACTATAATTTTTATCCTTTTATATATTTACTTTTTATATATTTATTTTTTTATTCTATAATTATAAATATATACAAATGACTTTTAAATATATTAAAAAGTTATGCACGCCTGCATTTGTTTATTTAGTTATTTCATCAATCACACTTTTTATATTAATACTTCAGAATGGAGGAAATAAGCATTTTTATTGCGCTGGGTCTTATGAATGCCAAGTGCCAAGCACATCCGCGGTGTTATTTATTGAATTTCTGTATGTTGCATTTTGGACCTTTGTGTTAGATTCCATCTGTAAAGCAGGATACAAACAATTTTCGTGGTTTTTAGTTGTCTTTCCATTTATATTATTTTTTGTGTTAATGGGCGGAATGATGGTAATGCAAGGCGTTGAACGAATGTAACTAATGTTTATACCATAGTTTATACCATAGTTTATACCATAGTTTATACCATAGTTTATACCATATATTATATCTAATAAAATATGGTATAAAATTATACTAATAATCTAATAATATAATAATAATATAAATGGAAGAACAATTTCCATGGTTAATTATAAAAAAATATTTTAATGATAATCCCAATTATCTTGTAAGTCATCATTTGGACTCGTATAATTCGTTTTTTAACGAAGACATTAAACGTATTTTTAAGGAAAAAAATCCGATTCGGATAATGAAAGAACAAGATCCAGATACAAACGAATTTGGCTTAAAATGCGAAATGTATTTAGGTGGAAAAACTGGTGATCGTTTATATTATGGAAAACCAGTTATTTATGATGAAAATCGCGAACATTTTATGTATCCAAACGAAGCGCGTCTTCGCAATATGACCTATGGAATTACGATTCACTATGATGTTGAAGTTGATTTTTTCATTCTTAACCAAGAAACACAGCAACTGGAGTCAAGCACCATGTTATTAGAAAAAATATTTTTAGGACGCTTTCCAATTATGTTACAATCGGATTTATGTATTTTAAATAGTTTGGATAAACAAGTGCGTTTTCAAATGGGCGAATGCCGTAACGATAAAGGAGGCTATTTTATTGTTGATGGAAAAGAGAAATGTATTGTATGCCAAGAAAAATTCGGCGATAATATGCTTTATATAAGAGATAAAGCAAATGACACCTATAGTCATTCGGCCGAAATACGTTCTGTTTCGGAAGATGCATCAAAACCAATTCGCACCTTATCCATTAAAATTGTGTCGCCGTCAAATACGTTATCAAACAATAATATTGTTGTCATTATTCCTAACGTCCGTTCACCCGTGCCTTTGTTTATTCTGATGCGTGCGCTTGGTGTTGAATCTGACCGTGATATTATAGATTATTGTTTGTTGGATAGAGAGAAATATTCAAATTATGTTGATTTATTTATTCCTTCTATTCACGATGCAGGTAGAATATTTAACCAAGAGATCGCATTAAAATATATTGCCATGTTAACAAAAGGCAAAACAATTCCACATGCATTAGAAATATTAACCAACTATCTTTTACCGCATATTGGCGAGATGAATTTTAATGATAAAGCATATTTTATTGGGTATATGACAAAACAACTCTTAATGGTTTACACTAAGGAAATGAAAGCCACCGATCGTGATAATTTTGCTTATAAACGCATTGAATTAACTGGTTCTCTCTTGTATGATTTATTTAAAGAGTATTATAATATAGAACAAAAACAACTATTTCAACGGTTTGACAAAGAATATTATTATAAAGGCATTTACAAAAAAAACTTTACATCGCTTATTGAATTAAATTATAAAGAGTTTTTCGGAGAGCGGATAGTGGAAGCCGGCTTTCGTAAAGCCTTTAAAGGGAATTGGGGATCCGAAACTCATACCAAGCGGGAGGGTGTGGTGCAGAGTGTCAATAGATTAAGCTTTAATTCTTTTATCTCTCATATGCGAAAATTGAATTTACCGTTGGATGCTAGTGCAAAAATCGTTGGGCCTCGTCTGGCTCATGCCACACAGTGGGGTATTATTGATCCCATAGATACACCTGATGGCGGAAATGTAGGGTTGCATAAAAGTATGACAATTACAGCAACAGTGACCAAAGGGTATTCGGCAAAACCAATGATTAAATGGTTAAGAGCAAATGTCGCGATGCTTTTGTTAAACGAATGCACCCCACTCATTTTATCTAATTTGTGCAAAGTCATTGTGAATGGTCAATGGGTCGGTGTTATTGCCGAACCACGTGAAATAGAGGAGAGAATGAAAACTTTGCGTCGTATTGCGGTAATACCGACCTTTACTAGTATTTACTGGAATGTAAAAAAGAATACACTATTTATTTACACTGATGCCGGACGTATTTGTCGCCCAGTGTTTTATGTGGATAATAAAACCCATAAACCAAGTTACACTAATGAATCGGTCATAGAAAAAATTAATAAAAATGATTTTACGTGGGAACAACTAATTACGGGATTTGCGAAAAAGAAGGACGAGAACTTTAATTTAAAACGTGGCAGGTTATACAATACGGTAGCTGATCTGTATAATGCAACGGATTTAAAAGAGTTATCCGCCTCAAAGGGATTAATTGATTATTTGGATACATCCGAAACCGAAGGTGCGTTAATTGCCATGGATTATGACATTATGAAAGCCCACGAAAAACCATACACGCATATTGAAATACATCCGTCGCTTATGCTAGGTGTTCTGGGAAACCAAGTTATTTTTCCCGAGAACAATCAATTGCCACGTAATTTATTTGCCTGCGGGCAATCTAAACAGGCAATTTCCCTCTATCATTCAAACTATCCAGTGCGAGTAGATCAGACCGGTATTGTCTTAAATAATGGTCAAACGCCCTTAGTGAAAACTCGTTATTTAAAATACATCAATAATGAAGAACATCCGTGTGGAGAGAATACAATTGTAGCAATTATGTCGTTTAATGGCTATAACGTAGAAGATTCTATTCTTTTTAATGAAGGATCCGTAAAACGTGGTTTATTTCGCACAACCTATTTTAGTTTATATGAAAATCGCGAAGAAAGCGAGCGAATTGGAAATAACACGGTTGATAAAGTGTTTACAAATATTGAAAGTAGAAATGTTGTCGGTATGAAACCTGGCTGCGATTATTCAAAATTAGATGACTATGGGTTAGTAAAAGAAAATATGCCAGTAGATGAAAAAACGGTTCTCATTGGAAAAGTGATGACGAATATAGAAAAACCAGATACCTTTATAGATGCTTCATCGCTCCCTAAAAAAGGACAAACGGGTTATGTTGATAAATCATTTATGACCGAAGGCGAGCAAGGCACGCGGATTGCAAAAGTGAGAGTAAGAAGTGAACGTATTCCGGCAATTGGCGATAAGTTTTGTAGTCGCTGTGGTCAAAAAGGAACGGTTGGGTTATTAATACCCGAAGAAGATATGCCATTTACGGCAAATGGACTAAAACCCGATATTATTATTAACCCACATGCGATTCCATCGCGGATGACAATAGGGCAGTTAATTGAATCCTTGATGGGGAAAGCATGTTCCATCCAAGGCGCATTTGGCGATTGTACTGCGTTTGTCAATAAAAGTGATATGCCCAAAGTGTTTGGTAATTTATTAACCGAGAATGGATTTCATTCCAGTGGAAATGATATTTTATATAATGGGCAAACTGGCGAACAAATAGAAACGGAGATTTATATGGGACCGACCTATTATATGCGATTAAAACACATGGTGAAAGATAAGATCAATTACCGAGCACAAGGGCCGCGAACGGCCTTAACTCATCAGCCGGTGCAAGGACGTTCAAACGACGGTGGTCTTCGTATTGGTGAAATGGAACGCGATGGATTAATTGCGCATGGTATTTCGGGATTTTTACAAGAATCTATGTTAGATAGAGGTGATGATTACTATATGGCAGTGTGTAACAAAACGGGCGCAATTGCGATATACAATGAGAGCAAAAATTTATTTTTGAGTCCTCAGGCGGATGGACCCATCCAATTTACTGGCACAATTGGCGAAAATGGAGAAGAGCTAAATATTCAAACCGTCAGCAAATATGGCCGTGACTTCAGTATTGTGCGTGTTCCTTATTCATTTAAACTTCTAATGCAAGAATTGTTAACAATGAATGTTCAACTGCGAATTATCACGGAAGCAAACATTGATCAAATGACGACAATGTCATTTTCAGATAATATAAAGAAATTGACCGGTGGCGATATTACCGATTTAAAAGGCATGGGTCAAGGCGTAGGGGGTCCTCCAATCAAAGGAATCACGCGAACCGAAAAGAAAAATTTGGCAGAATTAGGGTTTACTAAATTACCGCCTCCGCCCTTCAAGAAATGGGTTATTCGTAAAATAAATGCAATTAAAGCAACTGATTTAACGGAAATACCCAGTGAAGCAAATAATGCGTTTGTTACGCTAGAACCATCACAAGAAAATCAGTGGTTTAAACTCCGCGATGAATTAGATGTAGCAAAAACGAAATTAGATGATATACCCACTACTGTGTTTTCTAGTATCATGAATACACTAGATATGTATGCAAGATTAAGAAATGTGGTGCAAAAGAACTACAATATGGAACATGCGACAAATGCGGCCTTAAAAATGTATGAATTAATAAATCAAATGGAATTGTTACGTAACAAAAATGGCGATTGTTTACCCATTGTAAATGTGTTTTGTAATGCAGAATTACCCGGTGCATTTATAATTGCAATTAATCATTTTATGCGAACAAAATGTATTAGCAGTGATTTTGATTGGATTGCGAGTTCTTATTTACCCGAAGCTGCAATGAATGCCGGCAATACCACTATTTTGGAAGATCGTTATAAAATTTATGAACGTAACCGAACACATTGGCTAATGGGACCTGCGCCAAATGGATTACCTGAAGGCGAAGAACCTTTAACTGGTGATGTCACTGACCCAGTTGTTGTAAATACATTAGGAAACACCGCTCATTTACGTTTTTCAAATAACGATGGAGCTAATTTATACACGAGTGACGTGGGTATAGAAATTAGTCAAGAAAACTTGAACCAACAAGAAGAATTAACATCCTTTGTAAATTTTGGACAAGTAATCGCTGGTCTCTTGTCCTTAGCAATTGGTGGGCACTTGGTGACAAAACAGTTTACCTTTGTGACGCCATTTAGTCGTTCCTTAATTGCAATTGTTGCTTCATTGTTTGATGAATGTTATATTACCAAACCGAAAACAAGTCGCCCTACGAATTCGGAAATATATTTAGTTGGTAAAGGATTTAATGGTATTAGCAGTGATCTTGCAAGAGCATTATTAGACCGCTGTGAAGCATACAGGTCCCTTGATAAATTACCAACAACATGGGGGTCACTTCTATTGCCTGATTTATTAGCACAAGTAGATGCGGATATTTTGGCGGCCGCTCAAGAGTTGTATGGAGAACAACAGATTGAATTCTTAAATGAAATCTCAACTACCTATCGTTTATTTAATCAACATAATGATATTAAACAAATTGTTAGTAATTATGAAAAACAAGCACAACAAGCATGGTTAAATGAAAATCCCTTGATAGTGATACCCAGTGATGAAAATTTAAATAATAAAAAAGAAACAATAAAAATGTCGCAAATGAATAAAGAAACAACGTTGAAAGATGATGAAAAACTTTATGCGGAATTACAAAAACAACTTGCGGAATTAAATGAACAACCATTGGAAGAAGTAAATGTTCAAGTGGACGAACAAAACGGAGAATCCATACTTATTCCTGATACCGATAAAAAGGAAAATACCGTCACAGCTACCGGACCAGACAACACGGATGAAACCGCAGAGAAGAGTGTCAATGAAAAAAAAACAATAAAGTTTAATATATAAAATTGAATCATATTAAAAATAAATTATATATATTATAATAAAATAAGGACATAATGGCGCAAGAAAATATCCAAAGCAGTCAAGTGATAGAAATCTATCAATCGCGTAAAAATATCATTGATTTATTGAAAGCACAAGATTTTGATGTATCCAAATATGAAAATTTCGGTATTAATGATGTGAACACCTTGTTAGAAACAAAGCAAATGGATATGTTAGTAGAAAATGGAAAAACTGGAAAAAAAACATATGTCAAATATCACATGAGTAATAGTTCGGTTGGTTTAGCGAAAAGTATGAGACCAATTACTATTTATGAATATATTGAAGATTTGTATACACTAGACGAAGTTTTAGAAAAAAAAGACGATTTGATTATTATTATGAAAGATGAACCCAATGATACGATTCGCAAAACCCAAGTAGATATTTGGGAGCAAGATGGTTTTTATGTAAATATTATTAATATTAAGCGTCTTCAATACAATATTATGAATCATCAATTGGTGCCAAAACATATTGTATTAACCAATGAAGAGTCGGAAGAAGTGCGCCGAAAATACAACATTTCTAACAATAGTCAAGTCCCTGATATATCTAGGTTTAGTCCTGTATCGCAAATTATTGGTATTCGGCCTGGAGATTTATGCCGAATTCAACGCCCTAGCAAAACAGCGATTAAGGCAGATTTTTATCGGGTATGTTTAAACAAATAGTATATATGTGAATACAATGGTTATATGTGAATACAATGGTTATATGTGAATACAATGGTTATATGTGAATACAATGGTTATATGTGAATACAATCGTTATATGTGAATACAATACTTATATAATTATTATTATCATTATATATAAGTATAGTTTGAAATGAGTGATATTATTAATTCTGAATTATTAACAAATAAAGCAAAAGACCTAAATGATCGTTTTTTTTTATTATTAAATGAAATTGTTAAGATATTTCCTGATGCAAAAATAAAACCATCCATGATATCAAAGTATGATACTTCAAAAACAAATCAACAAATGTATGATTATTCAATAAGCGAAATGTTGAAATTACAAACTGAATATTTTATGTTTAATAATTTAGTAACAAATGAAACAAATGAAATGTTAAAATATGTAAATGGGTTAGATGTTACCATTAGAGCGAGTGATATTAAAAATAAAGAATTGCTTGACAAATTAAATGATTTACAAAGTTCTACTTATTCTGCTGAAGGTTTATTTGATGATGCCCAATTAAGTAGAAATCAATTATTATTTGGAAATGTGGTTTTATTTTTAGCTATTTCGGCTGGAGGATACATTGGTTATAAGAAAATCATACAACAAGCTTAATAATATATTTTATGAAGGTAATGTATATAACAATGTCTGTTAATAATTTTAATTTAGGTATGAATAATTATCATGGTTATAATAAATATTCTGAAAATAATATGAATAGTCATATTATTCAAGGCAGTTTATTTAATCAATATACCGACAAATATAATTCTGTTACTAAAAATAAAGGAAGTTTTTTAAGTCAATTAACTTCTGGATTTGGATCGGTTATAGAGGCAATGGAAAGTTTTGAATCTGTGCAAAAAAACAATGACGATTTACAACGAACAAACATTATATCTGAACATGAAAATGAAATGAATAAATTATCAAGTGAATATTCCACAATGTATAACAGCTTTATTGAAAATAATTCATCTTTATCCGATGAAGAACGTAAAGATATAGAAAAAGAACTATTACGAAAACAAAATAGATTAAAGTTATTGGCTGAAAATATAAAAAATGAAATGGCTAAATTATTAAAAGACAACAATTTGAATAATGCTTCTGCTAATGCTTCTGCTAATGCTTCTGCTAATGCGTCTGATATTGTGTCTGCTAATGCGTCGGCAAATGAGAATGCCAGTATAATAGAAGGGTATCGTGATTTTGAAGATTTAAACATAGATGAGACAACCACTCATGCAAAATTAGAAACCACTAATCTAAGTATGACTTCAAATTATTATTTTTATTTAGTATACTTTATTGTAGCAATAACTTTATTATCATTTACATTTAACATTATGGTTAATCCAAATGCAGATGTGATGAATGCATTATTTGTAGTTGGTGGTATTGTTGTAATATTTTTAATATCAAAAATGATGTCCTAATAATATATTAAATAATATGTTAATTAATATATAATAGTGTAATAATAGAATGAATTTTAGCATAAATGCCAATCAACCAATAAGTGACGATATTAAAAAAAGAATAGATAGTGTTAGAGAATCAATAACTACGTTTCACAATTTACATGAAAGTGTATTTAATGATGGTATTAGCACAATGACATCGTTAGATTTAGGGTTACCTTATTATATTCAGCATGTTTCAAGTGGGAAAATACTAACTATGGCAGATGACGAAGATAATAATTTAATTTTAGAAAATAAACCAAGCATATTTACACAATTTCAAGAATGGAACTTTAAAAAATCAGAAACACAGACAGACGTTGATAATCTATACACAATAACATCCAACAAAAACAATATGTGTTTATCGTATAATAGAACATCTATAACAAATAGCCATGAAATTAAAATGTTAAATTGTAACGATGATAACTCACTATGGACAATTGAAAACCAAAATGATGCTTATAAATTAATAAAGATTTACCCATCCACAAAAACCCTAGAATATCTTCCTGTAGAAAATTTGTTGAATATAAATGATATTACTGCCTCTCTAACTAGTAGCGGTGAAAATGTTAGTTATGATACAACAATTACTAATGATAATGAAGGACCTATATCTCAATTTTTGACCCAAGAAAGTTCCAATCCTATCTTTAATAACCAATCTTGGATTATTAAACCGACCATTTCTGGAATTATGCAAATGAGAAATGATCTAACTACCGAAATAAATGACATTAAAAATTTGGTTATTAACCTATTACCAAGTGGAGATAATTATGCAAGTGCCATAACAAGTAATGCAACCAAACTAATTCAAACAATGAATGCACTTGAACAATCTATTGTTGATATTGACAACAAAAGAAAAGAACTTATTGAAAATAATCCAGATTATGATCCTACTATATTAGAAGGAAAATATCAAAATACAACACTGGATACAAATACACAGTTTTTCAACTATAGCATGTATTTTATTTTTGCGGTGTTTATTACTATAAGTATCATATATATATACCTTAATCCTGAAGAAACCAGCTTAGATATGTTTATGTTAGTGCTTGCTCTATTTATATTGATGTATTATATATACGATTATATTAAGCGTAAATATAAATAAGCGTAAATATAAATAAGCGTAAATATAAATAAGCGTAAATATAAATAAGCGTAAATTAGAAAGTTTTTAATGAAAATAGAATTAAATTATTAATATGTATATATATATTAATACTATGTCTAATACTATGTCTAATAGTATGCATAATACGATGCATAATACGATGTCTAATAGGATGTCTAATAGAGAAGAGTTTTTATATAAAAATGACAAAAAATCTAGTATTTTAAATCAAGGTTCTGACTATTTAAAAAATAAAATTAAAAAGGTGGAAAAAATAATAACTAATATTATCCCTAGTTCAACTAGAGAAGGGTTTGAAGGTATATTAGGTCCAAATGATGCAATGAATGATAAACTTAATGAAGATGATGCAGAAACAGAGGATAAAAAGAATAAAGTAATTGGTAATGTAACTCACTATAACACTTCTAGACAAAATTTAACTGATAAAACCAAAGAGTATTTAGGTGATACTACGAATTTCGGAAAAAGGAATTATAATATTTTTATAAACAGTTTACCCAATCCTAATATAAATGATCCTACAACGAGTAATTATTCACAATGTGTTTCAACTCAAAATTTAGATACCAGTATGCCACATGATGCTGCATTTAATACAACCTACCCAGCCGTTGGAGATGCTCCAAATTTTGATAGTTTTGAAAAGGCAAAATATGCATGTAAAACTTGGGCGGTTGATTCAAATCAACCTATGTTTGCAATATCAAAATCGCAATCATCAATAGAATCAACAAAAGCAAGTGTTTATCAATGTCACGTTGGAACAAAAGACAAAGCTGATTACCCCATTTATACAAAACCTACATTAGCATATGATCTAGTTGACGGGACATCAACGACAAGTCCAAGTGCGACACACGGTGGATTATTTTCAAATGGATTAATCGGGGTTTATGCTCCTGCGCGAACTGTATTAGTGACTCCTGATTTACCCGAACTTCATTTACTTGATATTGATCAGTCCTATTTAACTTTTAATTTACACAAAAAGGAAAAAATAAATAGATTAAATGCGGATGCAGAACATTTCTGGGGATGGTGGTTTTATTATTTGGACCAATATTGGAAAAATTCAAGATGGATACGGTTCACATCAGCAGAATGGATATGGGGGCAACATAAACCTAATTCCGAGTCAGGTTACATGTATTATTTTCATTATAATCCAACCGATGTTGATCTATGGGTATGGTTTACGATAATAATTAATGATAAAATATTAATAGCTAACTTGAATAATCAACCAATTGGACGATTGGCGGGAACTGGTGGAAACAGTGTGCAATGGGCATACATTTCACTCAAACCTGGATTAAATGTATTTGAATTTTTAGGATATGAATATACCGGTCGTGCTGGTTTAAAATGTCAAGCATATACTTATAACCGGGCTGAAAGCTTATGGGATGAAGTGTTTTCATCAACAACAACAAATGAGAACTATTCAAAAAATTGGGCATTATCGTATACTAGATTAGATTATGACAAAATTATAAAAACAAATATTGCAACAATTGATAGAAAAAAAACATATTTTAGTGGATATAGTCACAGTGATGAACTATTTTCTCCTTATAATAGATGTGATCCCTTTATAGGTGGTAATATCTTAGCAAGTAGTATACAAGCAAGTTATGGGCGAAACTGTAGCAATACTACACAAAAACCTCTCATGGCGAGGTATATTATGGTAGAAAATAGAAAAGGACAATCTGACAGTTGGTTACAAATTGCTCAGATAGAAGTGCAAGGCTATGATGGTGGGCAACTGGTTAATTTAGCTATAAAAGGCCGAAATGGTCAAGGAAGTGTAAAAGCTACGAGCACATGGTGGAATCGTAATTATAGTCCGGGGTTATATACAAATGTTAGAAGTGTTGCTGGAAATTTGCCATATCTAGATTCCGCGGTTGATGGAGTTTTGGGGGCCCGGCATTTTAGTAATGGTGGATTTCATAGTGGCAGTACACGTGATGATGAATATTGGTTATTGGATCTAGGAAAATCTTATCCAATAACTAAAGTTATTTATTATAATCGTAGTGATTGTTGTTCACACAGAGCAAATGGTATGTTAATTAATCTCTATAATACAGATAGTGAACCTAATTTAAATACATCACGAACAAAAACATTTGTAACAAATGGTAATCCCAAACAAGAATTTATTACGACCACCACTTAAAGTAAAACAACTTAATTTTGAACAATATAACACATATAACACATATAACACATATAACTAATAATTATAAATGTTATAACCCATTATTATAGTTATTTAATTCTATAAAATAATCTACTTTTATATAAATGACATTTTATGTAGAACCAAATAATTGGACAAAAAATATACCCATGTCAACAAATTCAGATAATATAATGATGGTTAATTCAGAGGGTGATAACGGATTGTTTAACTATGAAATAACAGTAGATAATGGACGTGATCCAGCCGTTGGTTGTGAAAAAGCGTTTACCGCATTATATAAATGTGGCAGTAGTTCAAGTGTTGTTAAAAACATAAATATTAACAAAGAAGCGAATGGGAAAATTGCAGAATTTGATTGTCAGGATGAATATAAATTATGTAATACATTAAAATTACAGTTAGATGACAATGGACATTTAACATTATTAAAAACAGATGAGAAAGATATAGAAAGTGTATTATGGACAAATGAAAGCCAAAATATACATACCAGCTTTCCATCCTATTCCAACAATAATTATAAAGCAGATAAAGGTAAAAACGCAAGGAACTATTTAAAAAGTGGTGAATTTTTAACAGAAGGTGAATGGATGGGCTCACCTTCGGGAAAATATCGTTTAATGATGCAAAGTGGAAAACTTCAAATATTTTATAATAGATTAGCTTGCAGTGAAACAACCGGACCTGATTCAGATGCTTCAAATTTATATCAAATTCCCATGTCTCGTAAAGATAATTTTGGAAAAATAGGATACGTTAATCGTGAAGGTCAATTACAGAATTATCCAACGAATATGACAAATTATATTAACCATTATACAGAAGTTTCGCCAGAAGGTGGGAAAGGTGGTTTTAATATTACAGGAACCAATATAAGCACATTTGGCAATATTTCCACTGCTGCGGATTGTCAAACAAAGTGTAGTGAATACAATGCAAATTCTAGCGAAGGAGGGGGGTTGTTTACTGGCGAAGGAACCCAAAATGTATCTTCAAGCTCGTCAATGTCTAATTTATGTGCAGGTATTGTCTTTAATGAAACTGAGAAAAAATGTAATTTAAGAAGTAATGACATATATAATGGAAGAAGAATTATTGATGATACCTACAAAATTTATTTAAGAACAAAGGGTGTTTATAATAATATTACTTGTCCAAGTGATGTTAAGGATTACACCTATGGCTCAACAACGGATTGGTATGATTTTAGCAAAAATAATATTGATATGACACCCGATACTAAATGCGGTCTTGCACATTATACTGAAACAACGCGAAATAATATGGATGCTTCTTATAATGTTTTAAAAGCGACATTAAATTCTGATGCCAAGAACCGAATACAAGCATTAGATAGTTCTTATAATTTTTTCTCAAATGAGTTAAAGGAGACAAAAACGACATTAAATAATAAATTCAATGAACTTAATGGAACCCGAAACGATTTATCTGACTGGACAGGAGAACAATTAGAACAATTAATTGCAATGAATGAAGATAGAAATACAGATATGATTAGTCAAAATTACAAACATGTTTTATGGAGTATATTAGCAATTATTATTATTATAGCAACAATACGATTTACAAAACAATCAACTTCTTAAACAATTTAGTATAATGATGTAATATTATCATACACAAAAATCATTAATATTATTTGTATATTGGTTAATAGGTATATATTTTCTCAAATGAATATATATAATAAATGTCAAATAATGTTGATAACATACAAGAAATCTTAAATCAAATTGATAAATTACAAATTAAAGAGAAACAACTCATAGATGAATTAGAGATTGCATCCAGTGTTGCGGGGTTTAGCCCAGATGATCCTACCATTATAAAATTATTATCAGATATTAATAGTATATCGGAAGCGCGTGAAGCATTATTTAATTCTGTTGTTGGAAAACTAGGTATGTTACAGCAAGGCGTTTCTGAATCCAGAGTTGATTTAGTTAGTCAGATGACCTTATTAAAAGTTGTTGAGGGACAACTAAATGAGGTAAAAACTAAATTATCTTCTTTACAAAATCGCAATGATACGAAAATGCGATTGGTTCAAATAAATACCTATTATGGAAAACGGTATGAATCTCAAGCACAAGTAATGAAAAAAATTATAATGGTGTGTATACCTTTAATTGTATTATTTGTATTAAAGAAGAAAGGGTTAATACCAGAATTAATATCAAATTATTTACTGGGAATCACAATTGCAATTGGGTCTATTTACGTTATGCGCGATATATGGGAAATTCACATTAAAAGCAATATGAATTTTGACGAGTATGATTGGAAATATGATGATCCATCTAATCATGCCCCCAGTATATGGGAATACAACAAAAAGAATTTTTTGAAAGTTGAAAATCCTTTTAAAAATTTAGTAAAGAATTTAGGAATTTGTATAGGAGACGATTGTTGTTCCGATGGATTATTTTTTGATAAGAAAAAGCAGAAATGTGTAGTGCCATCTAGCATTAATAGATCAACCTCGGCGGCAAGTGATACCGTTGAAGGATACAATGGCTTGAAGGGATTAAATGCTTCGGTAATTTCAAATATTAACAGAGACGAAGAAAGAGATTCAAATGGTGTTATGCCCTATGGACCTATGTCTAATTTTGCAAATGCTCCTTAGTATATAAACTTATAGAATACATAAACTTATAGAATACATAAACTTATAAAATACATAAACTTATAGAATACATAAACTTATAGAATACATAAACTTATAAAATAGATAAATAATGACAACTATATAATAATATTAAAAAATTATTATATATTAGATAAGCATAAATGCCTGAAGCTGCTGCTACTGGAACTGGGACTAGTGATACTCAATCTGCACCATCTATAAATGATATCGTAAGTGAATTTAAAAAAAAATTAATGGATGCTTTACCAAAAGGGTTGTTGGATATGTTAAATGGAGTGAAAATGGGACCACAATACGCAGAGCAACGTGATCTTTATTTGGCAATTGAGCTTGCTAATAAAAAAAAACAATTGGACGAAGAAATACCACAAAAGGAACTTGGTCGCGCTGAAAAAAATTATTATGAATACAATAAAGGCGCAAATGGAGGTGAAGCAAAATATCAAACATTAATTTTTGACCGTTATGCAAAAACTGCAAAAGAATTCAGATTAAACTCAATTGAAAAACAACAAGATTTTGCGGGTAATTTATCACGAGCATTAAAACAATATCAAGGACAAGTCATATTTTTAAAACAAAGCAATGAATTATTAAATACACGTAAGAAAGAGCAAAAAGATTTAATTAAAAAAATAAATAAATATGAATCAATACTTCAAACAAGCCAGCGAAAAGTGGAATATGAAAATAAAAATTCAGAATCACTTTTTCTTTATAGACGCTTAATGTTATTTATTTACTATAGTGTAGTGATTGGCTATATTTTATTTGGTAATTTTATACCAGACCAATTATATAAAAATTACACAGTATGGTTGATCATTTTTATTGCAATCATTATGCCTATTATTTTAAATATAACAGTGAAATGGATGTTTGTTATGTATGATGCATTTTCTTATTGGTTTGCGGATTTACCAACCAAAGATGTATATGCTGATCTATAATTGAACTTTTAGAAAAAAAGTATCATTTCGTATCTTCATTTCATATGTTTATTGTTTACATTTCATCTAACGGGTCGTCCTCGTCCGCTTCATTCACAATTTCCACATTATGCCAACCGTTTTTATAGACACCAAAACGCTTGTTCATGTATTCCGTGATTTCTTTACCCTTGGGTAAAGACCCCTTGCCATAATTTTGAATATACCATACTTTAAAGGATTCCATCATATTGGTCTTTTTAATGACTGACCCTTCTTTCTCCCGCACATTCTCCTTGACAAAGCCTGCCAAATAATCTTGACTCTCCCGGTGTTTGTCGCTGTTAGACATAACAATCGGACAATCCTTAACCAATCCTAGGTTATTATACGTTCGGGCAACAAGCATGGCCATAAATACCGGCGCCCAGTGTTCAAACTTTTCTTCTATTTTCTTATCCAGTTCAAATTGATAGGGGCATTCACTGCGCGGAAACTTGATTTCGTCCTCATACGGTTTCTCTAAAAACTTTGAACCGAAATCAATGTAACGCATACGACGCCACGTCCCATCATCATCGCTTGTATTTTCAAAGTCCGTATTTGTGCATACAACTATTTTAAACTGAGGGATAAAGGTAATCGTATCCTTAAACAGCGCTCTTGCTTGAATAGGGTCCGTTCCACCCGTCAGCTCTTTCATGATGCCTTCGTTAATTTTATCGCCCTTGGAAGGTTCTTGCATAACGGCATACCGCACACCGACTAACATTGCAACTTCCGATGAAGTGCTACCGATGGAATTGCGCTTGGCGGTAATTAAGGTAATGGGCACGGTGCCTTTATATGACCCCAAGCACTTGCCCATTAAAGAGGTCAAGACGGATTTGCCATTGCGTCCCGAACCTTTGTAAATATGAAAGGTTTGGTTTGTATTGATACCAATTAAACACGAAGCCAAATGCTCCCACATATAGTTCTCTAGGTCTTTCACTGGAAACAATTGTTCCATAAACAGTTTAATTTCATTTATCGTGGTTTGTTGCTTCGTTGGATTCAGCGGAACGTAATCAATATTTGTGCACTTGGAAATAAAATCGTCCGGTTGGCCTTTGCGGTGAATGCGTTGCTTAAAATCAACCACACCGTTATTGAAACATAAGAGGTAAGGGTTCATATCCAACTTTTCAATAAAGTCCTTATCATAGAACAATTCACACGCTTCACGCATAATATTTTGCTTGGATTGTGTCTTTTTCAGCATTGCGCAGATTTCATTTAACTTTTGCGCAATTTTCATTAATTTATCGCGTTCGGGTGTGCCTGGTTCGCCAACCAAATGTGCTTGATTCGTAATTTCACACGTTTTGTCAAAATAAATCGCATGCATTTCTTTGGAAATAGACATGCGCAACGTATTACCCGAATCTATCTCAACCCAGCGGTGATTAATATATTCATACCATACTTTGTTCTTAATACTAACACAGACAAACTTCTCCTTATACATATTATGGAGCACGGAGGCTAAATCAAATTCCGTCGGATTTTGGATGGTTTGTGAGACGGAGAAATCAATCGTTTCCGCGCGAATAGCTTCGTATTTTTCCTTTGCATCATTTTTTGCCCAATACAAAATGGAACGATACGTTAAACCGTCAGGGTTCAGTGAAAAGCCATTCCATAATTCATATAATTCAGGGACAAGGCGCCAATCAAATTTGCCGTTGTTGCCTTTTAAGGTGTCCCGGCAATTTTCTTGACAACTCAACTTGAGCCAAGATAAGAACAAATCCGGCGAGGTGTTATAGAGTGCCATACCTACTCTAATCCATTTATTGTAACTACCCGGACCATAATACGTAGAGGGCAAGCACATTGTATATTGATGCGTTTCTTTTAAACGATAATTCATCGGACCAATGTCTTCAAAATAGCCTTCAATCATATTGTCCAGCATTGCTTCACTTGAAATATCACTAAATGTGCTGGATTTGGGCGCATTAATGGAATGCTTCATTTTTAATTTATGCTTGGACTTTCCGTCTGCTCCTGCTCCTGCTCCTGCTTCCGCTCCTCCTGCAGGTTTTTTATTCGTTTTATTTAAACGCTGTTTGGCACTCTCAAAATCATCCACAATTCCGTCTTTTAAGGGGAACGACGGATGGTCAGTATAACGTGCCGACAACTTAAGAATGTTTTTTTCTACGGAAAATTTTGCTAATGGACATTCGGTAATATCCCAATTTTTATTGTGGTATGCTAACTCAAAATGATGGGTAATGTTATATGTTTGGTTGGCGGGTTTACACGAACCATACAATTGCCAATTCACAAATCCTTTGGTTACGCCTTCATCCAAGACATCTTCCCATTCATTTGTAATAGGCAAATCATCCCAAATGTTTTTAATTTCAGGCAATACGCGGTCTCGTAGCATCACTTGAAGTGCCTTGTGCATTTGAATACCGATAATCATATGAATGCCGTCTTTGGTTTTATTGTCTAACTTATTTACATTTTTTTTCTCCATGACATACACCGGAAGTTTGGTTCCATCACTGACATCTAATAATTGCACAATTTTCTCAGCATACAGCATCATTGCGTCAATAATATGGTCTTTTGAATGTTGACGTTCCGTGATGGATGAATCATAGCGCATATCAATATCAATCATAATAGGGCCATTCTCTATGAGTTGTTTTTCTGTCAAGTATTCTTTGTTTCCATTTACAAACACATGCTGGTAATAGAGTTGCATAAAGGTCGTCCATTCATTTTCATTAATATTGTAGCTGCCGCCATAAATAGACAGAGTTTGATCGCCTATGCGGGTATGTGTAAATCCTTCACCCTTAACCGCATTATGCTCTTTTAAAAATTTATCAAAAATTGCATTTTTGGACGAAGCCATCAGGGAAGTATATGGGTGTTATATATATGATAGAAGTTTTTATCTCTTTTTCAATTTTATATTAAATTAAAAATACAATAATGTAAGTTTTAATTTAATGATTGTAATATCATTAGTTTATTATCATTACTCTATTATCATTACTCTATACAATAACAATAATATATACTTATTATATAAAATGCGTTTACAAAAAGGAGGGATTATTAGAATTAAAATTAAACAAAATAAGAGTAGTAACAAAAAAAACAATCAGTTTCGGACACTACATAAAGCAGTTCATTTTTGTTTTAATGAAATTGCCAAACAAAATAAATGGTCAGCTAAAGATGTAAATAATGCATTAGATGAATATTTTAGTGTTACTGCGAATCAAAAAAAGAAAAGTAGTGAAAAACTTGCAAAGCAAGGAGGGTCTGGCGAAACCTTATATCCAACCTTAACTAAATATTTACAGTGGATGCATCACGGCTTAGGGTGGGGCGTTGAGCTAATGGTAGGCACCTTTGATACACCATGTAATACAATTATTAGTTTAATTGCGATTGGAACGTGGTGTGTTGTTATCTATAATATGGTAAATAATGTTTCGCCCAATGAAGCACGTCACTCGTTAGCACAACCAGTTCAATATGTAATTTATAATAAAGCACCCGAATTATATACAATAGAAGAAAATATAACACAGCACATGATTAATTATTTAGAAAATAACGTATCTTCGCGATATCAAGCATTAAATAGTGTTGTTGATAGCACCACAATTATTCATACCATTAGAACTATTTTTTGGGAATCAAATTTATATAAATTATTTATTGTAAAACCATTATCGTGTTTATTAATGCCATTTATAAAGTCGTGCAGTAAAATTTGCACAAAGCGCATTAGCAAAAGCACAAGAAGTAGCAAAAGCACAAAACGCAGCAAAAGCACAAAGCGCAGCAAAAGCACAAAGCGCAGCAAAAGCACAAAGTATTACACGCCGAAAGAAGAGTAACCTCTATAGTTTATATATTTTACATTAATTATAAACTATATATAAACCTATTTAAATTTAAAAATATAACATTCTATATTATATTACACGCATACCATAGATATTAAAATGGCATCATCTACAAACAAGCACAATATACAAAATGCAAACGCGTATGCACAAGTATTTATTTCAAAAGAAACACTGCGTCGTATCATAAGCGATATTAAAGACATCCGGAAAAACTCACTAGCCGAGCATGGTATTTATTATGAACACGACGAAACCGATATGTTGTGCGGCAAAGCATTAATTATTGGACCGAAGGACACGCCGTATGCGGATGGTTTTTATCTTTTTAAGCTTAAATTTCCCACCAATTACCCTCACGCACCGCCGAAAGTGGAATTTTGCACAAGTGATGGCATCACCCGATTTAATCCGAATTTATACCGTTGTGGAAAAGTATGTTTATCTATTCTAAATACATGGCAAGGCGATCAATGGAGCGGCTGTCAAACGTTATCCTCCGTGTTATTGGCGATTTGCACAGTGCTAAATAACGCGCCCCTTTTAAATGAACCTGGGTTAAATCGGTCCAATCCGGATTTTGATGTTTATAATGAAATCATTAAATACAAGAATATTGAAGTGGCAGTGCTGGGGATGCTAGATCACGTGAAAAATGACCCGATGCATGAGTTTGCTTTATTTGGTGATATTATGCACGACCATTTTCAGAAAAATAAAGAACCTATTCGGCAACGAGTGGAAAAGGAAATTGCAGACAAAAATGAGGAGGAACGCGTTTACAATACAACTGTTTATAAATTTTCAATTAAAACCGATTATAAAAAGTTGTTGATTTTATTGAAGGATTAATATTAACTCTATTAAATGGGGATTACAAGTTATAATGCTATATCGCCACTATTAAAATATCCGGTTCTCAATGGTATGGACGGCGGATTTGTATTTCTTGGAGGCGCCTCTTTAACTAATATTATTCTTCTCTTTGTACGCTTATCAACTGCAGCATATTTGTCTTCTTCATTAACTTTAGGATAATTACGAGCCTCATCATAAATTGGGGATTTAGAATTAGGACTGTCGTTTGCATAACCACTGGCTCTGGAATTATTACGAGCATTAGCATAACTTGGGGGTTTATCTGCTGGACCAACTGCAGCATATCCCGGTTCATATATATCAATATTAGCATAACTTGGGGGCCTGGCCTGAGGACCAACTACAGCATATGAACCGGAATTATTACGAGCATTTTTTGTTATAATTAAATTATCAGGTTTAACAACTTTAAGATCTTCCCGACGATTATATTCACCAGATGCATTTTTTTTTATCATAATATCATTACCTTTAGCATCTTTACGACGATTATATTCACCAGATGCATTGTATACGAGAGGTTGTCTTGCATTTTTTTTCAAATTTGCTAATATCTCTTCCTGTGCCTTTTTTGCTGCTTTCCTTTCTTTTCTCTTTCTAAAAAAGGTTTTAATTCCCCCACCACTCATCTTTTTCGTATGGTTTCGGTGCTTGCGTCCAATGCGTTTTTTTGTATGTCTATGCGCCTTTGACTTCTTATGCGTATGCCGTCTGGTTTTCCCCATTTATTCTATTATATATTACCTAACTATTTTAATATATAATTTTTGGTGTTGTGTTTTTAGAAGTCTTCATCTTCCATATTCACTGTTAAATTTTCAGGTTTTTCTGGTCTAGGTGGTGGTGGTATACGTGGTGCTGGTATACGTGGAGCAACAGCAGCATATTCTTCTCCTTCACACATTTCATCATTATAAATACAAGTGGTTTTTCCATCTATTACACAGGTTTTTTGACCTCTAGAACACAACCCCCCCCTCATTACTTTTCTTCCACGTTTACGCGTTATGCGTTTTTTATAGTTGCGTCTACCATTCCGCTTCTTATGCGTTCGCACCTTCTTATTCATCTTCTTATGCGTATGCTGCCTGGTTTTCCCCATTTATTCTATTATATATTACCTAAATATTTAATATATAATTTTTGGTGTTGGGGAGAGTATATTGAAAATATATGATATAATAAACATTTTTGTATTTATATTAATATCCGGTTCTCCTGGAAGGAAACGTTTTTGGGGCTGCTAATACTCTCTGATTCAAGCATGGCATATTTTTTGAAATACACTTGTCTCCACGATTATTTTTGCACCATTGCATATCAGGCTGACGATTACATTTCGTCGCAGGATCCTCCGCTACACCAGCAACATCAACGTATTGGTCTTCGTCTGGCAAATCATTAAGATTATTAAACTCAAAATTGCTAACCTCATTATTACAGTCAATAATAGGCTTACGTATTTTTGCTAGTATATTACATTTTTTATCATCACTCTTACTATTAAAATCTTCAATAATATCATTACTTGAACGATTTCCACCACCAATTATCTTTTTGTTTATGTATTTTCCATGTTTACGCGTTTTCTTTCCGCGCTTTTTGCGACTAGACCTTGATCTTGATTTTGATTTTGATTTTGTTTTTGAATTGCGGCGGCGACGACGAGTAGTAGAGCGTCTTTTTTTCCCACCGGCCGTTGTTGTTTCACCTAGCTCATTATTTAAGTTAAGCATACGACGTCCCTCATCACCATCAACATTATCATAATGATCCTCAATCTCAGCATATTCTCCACTACTCTTTCTCATCATTCCCTTTTTTATAATTGGTATATCTGGTAACGGTCTTTCTTGTATTCTTTGTTTTTCACAAGATTTAAACTTACATTTATAATCAGTTGGTTTACATTTATCTGGTTTTTCGTATATATGTCGTAAAGGAACTGGTTCTTCGTATACTGGTGATCTATAAGGAACTGGGACTTCGTATATTGATTCTGGATCTTTACTCTTTCTCATATTTGGCATAATTACTATATATTCTCTGTCTATAATTATTTTTAAAAAATACTATTTCTTATTTTACCTCATCGTTAAAATAATTATGTATTAAATTTTCTTTTGATTTATTTTCTACTTGTCCTGCTAGAATACTTTGTTCATAGAGATGCCGTAAAACATCGTTGGGTGCTTGCGTGCCAACCTTTAATAAATTATTTTTACGCAGATAATTTTTTATGTCTAAAATACTTTTTTGTTTAAGGAGCGATTGTTCATTTTGAATTTTTCGGCGTGTTTGCGAGTTTTTTATTAAAACCGAGACAGTGCCGTTGGCATGCTTACCGAGTTTGTATTTTAAGGTGCGCGTAATGCGTTTGCGTTTTGGCGCCAACGATGGTTTATACTGTGCCGGGGCATTAGCACCCTCTGCAACAATTATTTTATTTTCTTCCTTTTCTTCCTTATTTTCATCATTTTTATTTTCATCATTTTTATTTTCATCATTTTTATTTTCATTATTTTCATTATTTTTATTTTCATTATTTTTATTTTCATTAATTTTATTTGCTTCAGGTTCAGTATCTAAAATACTAAGGGTTGGCAATACCGCAGGCACATTAATCATCGGCTTATTTTTTTGGGTATTCCTTAACCAAGTTCGGTAAGTCGGTTTTGAACCACCTTTTTTTAAATTACTGTAAGGCGGAGCGGGCGCAGATACGTTAGGCGCTGATGCATTTGGCGCAGATATGTGAGATACGTTAGGCGCAGATACGTTAGGCGCATTTGGCGCATTTGGCGCAGATACGTTAGGCGCATTTGGCGCATTTGGCACATATACATTAGGCGCCGATACGCTAGGCACATACGGTTTAATCGTATCCAAGCTTAATTCGGGTGGCAGTTCGGTTGCAATACTCATATATGCGCTTGGATCAGTTGGTTGTCTATTATGTTTTAAGGTTTCGCGTCTTATTGCCTTTTTCTCTCTCTTCTTTCCTTCTTTCTCTCTTGCTAAATTATTCAAGAAGTCAATCGATTCGGTTAAAGAATTACTTGCCGTGCGTTCACTCTGATTTAACGAAGAAGATGTGCCGCCGCCACCTAACGAAGACGATGGTTTTTGTTGGAAATTTTTAATACGCGCAATTAATTTCTTTTTCACATTATTTGATTGGGTTAAAGAAACACCAGCTGGTTTTTGTTTACGTGTTTTTGTATTCGCACTACTTGATTTGTTGCCACTGCCAGCTAAGGATAATAAATCAGGATTTACTTTAATTGTTTTTAATGACATAATGGTTATACTAATTATATAATTAATAGAAGCATTATTATAATTTTATTTAAACGGAAACTTTTTATACAAAATTTTTATAGTTATAATATAATATACTTTTATGCGTATTACTAAAAAAAATGTAAAAAAGAGAAATCATACATGTAAAATTTATTCTAAAAAAATAAATTATATCCCATCTGCAGATAAAGACATTACAGCCACAATAGATATTAATGCGATTAAATCCAATATAGATTTTTTAAAGAAAAAAACTGGAACCGATTTAATGCCGGTATTAAAAGCGGATGCCTATGGGCATGGATTAATTGAAATGGCAAAGATATTACGGCATTTACACATAAAGTATATTGGAGTTGCCACACTAGGAGAAGCGATTTTATTAAGGAAAAGCGGCGATAAAGGAAGAGTATTAGGCTGGTTATTTGATATAGATGGGCAAGAAATAAAAGATGCTTTACATTTGGATATTGATATTGCAATAGGTGATGAAACCACCATACCAAAATTTATTAAACTTATACCCCCTCATAAAAAAATCAAAGTAACGGTTTTTGTTGATACTGGTATCAATAGAGCAGGTATAAAATATGAGAATGCATTAGAAGCATTTAAAGTATTAAATAAAGAACCAAAAATAATAATAGAAGGGATGATGTCTCATTTAATTTGTTCCGGTATTAAAAATAGTCCGATTGTAAACGAACAGTTGCGTAAATTTAGAGAATTAAGAAAACAACTAGAAGAGATCGGTATAAAACCGCCATTGGTTCATATTGCAAACACGGGCGCTTGTATGAATTATGATGTGTCTGATTTTACATTATCACGCCCCGGTAGTGGCATTTATGGAATAACCGCAAATTTTAAACCAACGAAAGAATTAAAGTTACCCATGTCGGTTAAATCGTATATAATACAAATAAAGGAGATCGCGAAAGGCGAAGGTATTGGGTATGATTGGAAATACATAACGCCACGTAAAATGAAAATAGGTATATTACCGATAGGTTACGCTGACATACTACCGAGAAACACCTCTTTAAAATTATATGTATACATTAATGGCACTAAACGAAAAGTATTAGGGCTAATCAGTATGGATCAAATTATCGTAGAAGCAACAGATCAAGATAAAATAAATGATGAAGCATATATATTTGGAAACGGGAAAGATTGTCCTCAAACTATTTATAATATCGCTAAACTCGCAAAGACAATTCCATTGGAAATATTATGTCACACGGGCTATCGTATTAACAGAAAATATGTAAAATAAGAATAGTATATAACAATAGTATTAAATAATAGTATATGATAATACATATACCATAAAGTATAAATGGAAGAATTTAAAAGAGACGATGAGTTGTATAAAAATAAAAATGTTTATTCCATTGATTATTTGAAAGAAAATATTAATGATTTTTCGTTATGGGGAATATTACATACGCAAACACTGACGCCTGATTTTTGCGTAGAATATCTATTAGTGCCAGATAATAAATATGCAAAAGATGAAGACGATGAAGAAATTTATATAAATAATGTGTTATATTGGCAAACTCATATTACAAAAGAACAGTTATTAACGTGTGAGTTTATGAAAAAATATTTAGAAAATAATAAATATAAAAAATAAAATAATAATTCAAAAAATTGAAATGCTTATGAGAGATAAACGAATAGACAACCCCAGTTACAATTACAAGTGTAACTAAAAAGCAAAAAGCAAAAAGCAAAAAGCAAAAATGACGACTACTACCACTACCAATACCAATACACAGATTATGATGTATTACACTAAACAATTGTGTAATACAACACACGCAGCAGCATCAAGTGATTCTGATACGACGACGCCCGAATGTTCCATTTGTTACAAGCCGATTCAAAAGAAATTGTTTATTTGTTCCAGCCCGTGTAATAAACTATTTCATCCGAGTTGTTTGGAAAAACATTTTGAGCAAACGGCGAATGCATTTTATGATGAAAACGAGGAGGAGGATGCTGAACCAGTATTTCGCTGCTGCTATTGTCGCCGAACAACCAATATTAATGCCTACTTGCTAGAAGTGTTTGCCGATAGTTTAGTATCCATGCAAAAAAGCGGGTGTTATTCGGTTGAAGATGCCTTACAGGATGTTCGCGACGAGTTAAAGAATAATACGGACGGTGATGATTACAATTTTGATTACGAAATTTACATGTTAACCGATATTCGCCGCGTTAAAAAACCCAAACAATCTAAACGCGTGGTTGTTGGCAATAAACTAAAAATAAAAAACAAAATGCCTAGAATGGCAATCAATCAAAAAATGAACCGCAACAGATAAGTATATATATATAGTATCACGATGGTATGGTATATAACATTTTAAACTGACCTTTAATTTAAAAATATATATGAAAAAAATTGAAATATTATTTTTTTCATATGCAATAAAGTAAGAACCAAGAGAGAATCAACCTAATTATTAAAAATGGGTAAAGGAGATGATTATACTACACCGAAAACTCGTAAAGAAAAACGCAAAAATCCTTCGGAAAAAAAAGCATCCTTCTTTCAAGGTGGCAAATACACATCTAAAGGGACACGAAACATATTGAATCATCACTGCCAACTGGAAACTAAATCTACAGGTAAAACATAAAATAAAATATACAAAATATACAAAATATACAAAAATTATAAAATCAATAAAAAACATGTTTTTGGGTTTGGAAAAGTTTTTTGCAAAAAGGACAAAAATAAATGTCCATTTTCCAAAAGCGCTCATTAATATAGAGAAAAAACACGAAAAAGTGAGTTGTGACTGAAATGCTCTCATTTTGATTTTCGGATGAAAAAAGTTGTGATGCTAATTTTTTTCATTTTTATATTTTTATAAAAAAGTATTTAGGCGTTTTTTATATGTTCTAATAATATAGAACAAATGTCCGATACTATTACGCTGAAAAACGCCGACAAATTTAATTGTAAAATGTGTAACTTTGTATGCTGTAAACAGAGTGATTGGAATAGACATAATCTGACACGAAAACACACCAATAGAATAAACTTGACTATTTTAGAACAACAAAAAGGCGTAAAAAATAAAAACCGTATCTATAATTGTAAAAGCTGTAATAAAGAATATAAAGCACGCAATAGTTTATGGTATCATGAACAAAAATGCGATGAAAATAAAGACAATGAAAACAATATAAAATCACTAAATGAAAATACAATTATAAATGAGTGTGATATAAAGTCATTAATATTAGAATTGGTAAAAAGCAATACAGATTTACATAAGCAAATGTTAGAAGTATGTAAAAATAGCAATAATACAACGAATAATATGAATAATTGTAATAACAAGACATTTAATATGCAAGTGTTTTTGAATGAAAAATGTAAAGATGCAATGAATTTAACCGATTTTGTGAATTCTATGACACTGCAATTCTCGGATTTGGAAGAACTCGGTGAACTTGGTTATGTGGAAGGCATCTCTCGCCAGATGGTAAGAAAGTTAAATGAGATGGATGTGTATAAACGTCCAATTCATTGTAGTGATTTAAAACGGGAGACCATGTATGTCCGTGATAACGATGTCTGGGAAAAAGAAACTGAACTGTATGACAAACTTCGGAAGGCGATCAAATACATTACCAAGAAGAATGGCGATTTGATGATTCCTTGGCGCGATGCGCATCCGCAATGCATGAAGCTAGAACATCCGTTAAACGACGTCTACTTGCGCATCATGAATCAAGCGATGGGTGGCAAAGGCGAGTTTAATGAGAGTGAAAGTAAAATTATTCGGAAAATATCCAAGTGCGTCACGATTGATAAAAGTGATATTTAATTGCGATAATTTTAATTTAATCGCGATAATTTAAATCTTCATTACGATAACTTAATGCATTTGCTTCATCATCCTCATCCATCATGGACATTTGCTTAATCGTAGGTTCCGCATCTTCTATTTCGTATGCGGGCGGGGGGGATAATGAATCATATGATGATGGTGGAAGTAATGTTGACGCGCGAATTTCACTATCAATATTGCTAATATCGCCAATACTAATTTTATTTATGGATGATGCTATCATAGGAACCGCCAGAGGCACAATACTGTTTTTTCTTTTTATACTCGTCATTTTAAGAGGTGTATGTTTTTTATTTAATTTCATATTACTACGCATCTGGTCTTTGTAAATTTGTTGTTCAATATTACGGCGCTTAAGAATATCATTTTCTAATTCATTTAATTGTTTTAATTGAGCGTTTGTATTTTTACTATTTCCAATAACTACTCTTTTATGTTTCCTTTTCTTATTATTTTTTTTACTTTTGGACTTGGATTTGGCTTTGGACCTTGTCTTGGACTTTGTCTTGGACCTAGTTTTGGACCTAGTTTTGGCTTTGGACTTTGTCTTAGTCTTGGCTTTGGACTTTGTCTTAGTCTTGGCCTTGGACCTAGTCTTGGCTTTGGACCTAGTTTTGACTTTGGACCTAGTTTTGACTTTGGACTTTGTTTTTGTGTTTTTACTGCTTTTCTTAATAGATTTTTTCACCTTTTGTGTCTTGGACCTTTGTGTTTTTTTCACTTTTTTTGCAATTGGTTTATTTTTTTTAGTTTTTTTTACACCACTACCGCCATTTACAAAAGACATTATTATATAATAATATAGTATTATTATTTAAAAATAAATTGAAATGTAATACTAGCATATGGTTCATTGTAACCCACCTATGTCCGACACAAGAATGGATCAAACTATGAATGCTACTAAAAACGAAGAGTTTGCCAACGAAATTGACGTTGACAACTATATTGAAGAACCGCATACTATTATTGATTCATGTTTTCGTGGAAGACATTTAAAACGTTTGACTGAACATCAGATAGAATCGTATAATGATTTTATTGAATATCAGGTCCCAAGAACAATTTCAATGTTTAATCCAGTTCATATCGCTTCCGAACAAGATTTGGACAAGGTTGTAAATAAATACCGCTTGGAAATGTTTGTTACCTGTGAAAATTTTAAAATTTTCCGTGCACAAATTCATGAAATTAACGGAGCCACTAAAAATATGTTTCCACAAGAAGCGCGTGATAGAAATTTCACATATGCAGGTGATATGACAATTGATCTAAATATAAAATTTGTAGTAAGGAATGGTCCAATGTTGGAACAAACGCACACCTTTAACAAGGTATTGCCAAGTATTCATATTGGAAAAATGCCAATTATGTTAAAGTCATCTATTTGTATTTTAGAACATTACAAGCATATCCCAAATAACATTAGCGGTGAATGCCGGATGGATTCGGGTGGGTATTTCATTGTGAATGGGTCTGAAAAAACAGTGATTGGACAAGAACGAGCCGCCGAAAATCTCGTTCAATGTTTCAATATTTCTAAAAATAATAGTAAATGGAGTTGGTTGGCAGAAATCAAATCCGTGCCAGATTATAAATGCATTTCCCCGAAGCAGTTGTCACTGACAATTGCAACCAAGAATAACGGGTTTGGCAACGGAATGTGGTTACAAATTCCTAGATTAAAAAACCCTCTTCCCTTATTTGTGGTATTTCGTGCTCTGGGTGTGTTAAGCGATGAAGACATCTGTAAAAAGATTGTGCTTGACCCAACCAGTGAACGCACGACCATCTTAATGCGCAGTATTCAAGGGTCAGTTGTTGAAGCGAATCAAACGCTGACACAAGAATGCGCAATGAAACAAGTTGTATCAAATATTATGTTTACGACACACGCGGGCATTGACAAAGAAACCAGTGTAAAACTTAAGCAAAACTTTGCTCAAGAAGTATTGAATAATGATTTGTTCCCGCATTGTAGAACAAAGGAACAAAAAATATACTTTCTGGGCTATATGGCAAATTGCCTATTAAAATGTAGTTTGGGCTTTGAACCGGTTAGTGACCGTGATTCATTTGTAAATAAACGCGTAGATATTACCGGCACACTCTTAAACAACTTGTTCCGCAATTATTTTAACAAAATGGTAAAGGATATGCAAAAACAAACCATCCGCGAAATTAATAATGGTTCGTGGCGTTCAACCGATGATTATGAATCTATTATTAATATGACAAACATCTATAAAATTGTAAAACCCACGACCATTGAGAATGGTTTGAAGCGGGCATTAGCAACTGGTGATTTTGGTGTAAAACAGGTGAACAGTAATAAGGTCGGTGTAGCCCAAGTATTAAACCGATTAACTTACATTTCCAGTTTAAGTCATTTGCGACGAGTCAATACGCCAATTGATAAGAATGGAAAGTTGATCCCCCCGCGTAAATTACATCCGACCTCGTGGGGGTATCTGTGTCCAGCCGAAACGCCTGAAGGTGGCAGCGTAGGTGTAGTTAAAAATTTAAGTTATTTGGCCCGAGTGACAGTTCCGTGTAACAGTAATTCGCTCTATGATTATGTTCAACCCTATGTAAAAACCGTAGAGAGCTTAACCGAGAAAGAAATGTTTAATGGTGTAAAAATGTTTGTAAATGGTTCTTGGTTGGGTATTGTAGAAAAACCAATGGAATTATATCACAAGTTAAAAATGCAAAAATACAAGGGCATTATTAACATTTACACCTCAATTATATTTGATATTACCCGTAAAGAAATCCGTATATGTAATGATTCCGGCAGATTAGTAAGACCACTTTTAAAGGTTCGCAATAATAAGCTTTTAATAACAACTGATATTATTGATAAACTCAAGAAAAAGGAGTTAATTTGGGAGGATTTATTTACCGATTGCCGCATTCCTGAAAGTGTCTTGGAGTATATTGACGCGGCAGAACAAAATATGAGTATGATTGCAATGGAACCAGCACATTTGGTTAAAACCGAACAATTTATATATAAATATACTCATTGCGAAATTCACCCAAGCACTATTTTTGGAATTTTAGCATCTTGTATTCCGTTTCCTGAACATAACCAATCGCCGCGTAATACTTACCAATGTGCAATGGGAAAACAAGCAATGGGAATGTATGTGACAAATTATGATAACCGTATGGATAAGACGGCTTATGTATTAACTTACCCAATGCGTCCGCTGGTGGAAACGCGCGTGATGAACATGATTGAACTGAATAAAATTCCGTCAGGCTGTCAAGTTATTGTGGCCATTATGACACATTCAGGATACAATCAAGAAGATAGTATCCTCTTTAATAAGGGTTCAATTGATCGTGGATTATTCCAAGCAACAATCTATCATACGGAAAAAGATGAAGATAAAAAAATTCATGGTGACGAAGAAATTCGGTGTAAACCAGACCCGAGCAAGACCAAAGGTATGAAATTCGGTAATTATGATAAGGTGAATGCAAATGGTGTTATACCTGAAAATAGTTTAGTAGAAAATCGCGATATTATAATTTCAAAAGTGTTGCCAATTAAAGATGCGCGAAACGACCATACAAAACGCGTGAAATATGAAGACCAAAGTCGTATTTACCGAACCAATGAAGAAACCTATATTGATAAAAATTATATTGAACGAAATGGCGATGGTTATAACTTTTGCAAGGTTCGATTGAGGACAATACGTAAACCAATTATTGGTGATAAGTTCAGTAGTCGTCATGGACAAAAGGGCACGATTGGTAATATTATTCCTGAATGTGATATGCCGTTTCTACCGAGTGGCGTAAAACCAGACATTATTATTAATCCACATGCGATTCCATCTCGTATGACGATTGCTCAATTAAAAGAAACGGTGTTAGGCAAGACCTTACTAGAATTAGGATTGTTTGGGGATGGCACCAGTTTTGGCAAATTTGATATTAAAGATATTTGTAAAGAATTGCAAAAAGTGGGTTATGAATCCAATGGCAATGAATTGTTATACAACGGTCTAACTGGCGAACAAATTGAGACATCCATTTTTGTGGGACCAGTGTTTTATCAACGCTTAAAGCATATGGTCTCCGATAAACATCATAGTCGGAGTATTGGGCCAATGGTGAATTTAACACGGCAACCGGCCGAAGGTCGGTCAAAAGATGGGGGTTTGCGGTTTGGGGAAATGGAGCGTGATTGCATGTGTTCGCACGGCGCTTCTAAGTTTACCAAAGAACGTTTGTATGACGCCTCCGATGCATTTCGTGTTCATGTCTGTAAAAAATGTGGCTTGATTGCATCCTATAACGATAAGATGCATATTCATCTTTGCAAAACGTGTGACAACCGAACGGACTTTGATTATGTGGAGATTCCTTACGCGTGCAAATTGATGTTCCAAGAGTTGATTTCAATGAATATTGCGCCACGTATTATGACTTAATATAGAAATAAATAATATAGAAATAATAAAAAAATATGATTCTTTTTTTATTATTATTATGATTATGATTATTATTATTCTTTTTTTATTATAATATAAATTAAATTTATCCCATACATGAAGGTAAACGACCATCTACATCATATATTAAATTCGTTGGTGTAGACCCACAGTGTTCGCACAATACAATGCCTTCTGACACTTTGAATTTATGGTAATGATGATGCTTCTGATTTTCATTATTATTGAGCAATGACGACGAACCATTGTGAATATATGTAGTTGAAGTTGTAATTGTGGTTGTTGTCTCTGTCTCAGTGCATGATGATGATGATAATGATTCTATAGGTATAGAAGTAAAGGTAGCTGCAGATGTTGATAAAGCACTTAAAATTCCATCCAGTTCTTCAATGGTCTGAATATTATATTTTTTATTTTTATTTCTAGTGCAGAAATCAAATGCTAATAAATGATTATTATAATATCCCTGCCAATACACATCAAATCTGTCCAATTCATTATCTATTATTTTAGATAAATTTGTGACAGGTATTATATATTCATATAGCACTTCTAAACGATTATCAATAATTTCGCCAGTAGTATGACCGGTATAACACGGTTTGATTTTTGTATAAGATTGAGAATTGTGTAAATCTTTGGGAATCCAAGCAGTTATAATAGATTCCGGCGATAATCTCCAATTAACAATAATAATAATGCGAGACATATCTAGCTACTAGATAGTAAGTTTTAATTTTAAATAGATATAAAATTATAATGTCTAATCAATTTTATTATATTTATTATATACTTTTATTTATATTTGCTTGCTTGCCTTGTAAAGAACATATGAAAGGAATATACCAAAGAAGTTCTTGGCAAATATATCTAAAATGTTATACATTGTATTTTTAATATGGTATGGTAAAACTGCCGCAACACCATAAATTGCCCACACAATAGAAAAATACCAAAATATTGTTCGGCCGGTTTTACTATAGGATGCAAAATTCACATAAATTAAATAAAACATTAAAAAGAAGGGAATGAACCCAACAATAGTAGTAGATACAAATGAAAAAATATGTTTCTCGCCTAAATATCCAGCCAATAACATTAACCAATCTAATATAGCAACCTTAAGAACAAGGGGCCAGTGTTGTTTCAATTCGGTCAATAAAGGTTTACTTATAATACCATTCTCGTTATCCCTCAAAAACATTAAATAAAATATAAAGGTGATTAACATTGTAGGCGTTGTAATTGCCCAATCATAGTATCTAAAATGTGTTATGTTTTTAATAGTATTGAATTGAGATATCATCCAAATATAAAATATCGCTTCTACGAATTGAACAATTAATTCCAAAATAACTAATTCATTAATTAGGTAAAAACGAGGAGGAATTGGTAATTTAATAGAATAAAAACCAATAATTCCCGTAATGATCTGTATAATAAGTGAGAGAATTCCTGAAAAATAAATAAATGAAGTTCATTTTATATGTATAAAATTATATATAATAAAGTTATATATAATAAAGTTATATTATATTCTATTATTTTATATTTCTATTGTATATAAGTAAGATGTCTGGATTTACTCGTGATACTATGCGAAGTGTATTAGGTGGAGGCATTCCGGGTTCTCAACCCAAAGGAGGATTATTAGGTGGCGGTGCAAATGGTAGTCGGGGTAGTGGTTCTGGCATGGAAGGTGGCGGACAACGTGGACTAGACCGTTTATTTATGCGACGCGTGTTGGGGCATAAAGTATTTCCTAATAATAATCCTCAAGTAATTACTCCTTTTAGGCGTTATTTTAATGCAGGCGATACTGCCGGAACACTTAATTCGGGTCCCTCGCCTCTTTTAGGACCGCCGACAAACCAAAGTGGAAATAGTATGGTTTCGCGTATTCACGCTAATCAGGGCGGCACCACTACAGGTAATGCTTTTTTTACAGGAAACCAAAAGTTTGTGTATGCTGGTTCCGATTACGTCCGTTTTAAAAAGATACAAGCGGGTAATAGAGTATACAATGATTCTAGTTTTGGTGGTGAAAATGGATCAACGGTGAGCCAAGCGTTGCGAAGAGTTAGAAGTTAAACTATATATCAATATTAATTATATAATTTTAGAAAATAGGTTTTATTATTTCTATAATACATTTCCTGCATTACAACATTTTATATAATTGAAGAGCAACAAGACCACCTAATACTTGTGCAACAATATAAGGCAAGGCATCAACCATTTTCATTTTTTTCGCCATTGTCATCATAATTGTTACCGCAGGATTAAAGTTACCACCCGAGATTTTACCTCCTATAAAAATAGAAAGAGTTAAGGCGGCCCCAATAGCAATCGGGTGTCCAACCGAAAGAATAATATAGAGAAAAAATAAGGTTCCAAAAAACTCAACTAAATATTTTTGAATTTGTAAGGGTGAACACATTGTATTAATATATTAGTTAATTAAAATATATTAATTAAATATAGTATAAAATGAGTATGATTAAACCTGAAACTGTTGGTGACGCATCCATCCCTTTAAAACAAAATATACCGAATAATCAATCAAGCGTGGTAATGGGGCTCCCCTTTAAACCAAACACAATGACCCAGGGTAGTTTTTTTTCAATGTCTAGGAAATTATATAATAAAAATGTGAACCAAAATGTAGATGGTGTAGGGAAACCTCTTGAAAATAATGTGAACGCAAGTAAAAAGTGGTATGGAGCATCTTCATCGCGCACGAGTGCTGAACATATTCGGCTAAAAGGTGTAGAAGCGACTGGCAAAGGCAGCACTAATCAAATTAATACGGAAACATTTTCATTTGCTGGACCCGATCAAACAACAGTGAAAACTGCTTTAGCGCGTTCTAGAGGAAGTGGCTCGGTTGCACCTAAAAAAAAGGGAGCATATTAATTGTATTATAGTATAAATTGTATTATAGTATAAATTGTATTATAGTATAAATTGTATTATAGTATAACTTTTATTATAGTATAACTTTTATTATAGTATAACTTTTATTTTATTATAAATTTTATTATACTATAATAGTATAGCATAATGAAAGGTGGAAATGTTAGACCAGAGAATTGTCCTCCGTGTCCTGTTTGTCCTGTATGTGAACAAAAAATAAATGAACCACCAGAAAATACTGGCTTTTTTGGTAGATTATTTGGAGTTGGAAAAAAGGCCAATGAGAAATTACAAGACGCACAAACCGGTATATTTGGTTTCGCTGCATCAAAAGGAGAACAAGCAAAAACAACGGCAAAAGATTTGATGCGTAAATCATTAGGACCACTTAATAATTTAGTTAAGCCAAATGAACCTCCTCCACAAGCAGCACAATTAGATCAACAACCAAATCAACAACAATTAGAAGAAGAAGAAGAAGAAAAACAAGTAGGAGGGCGAAAACGTAAACATAAAAATAAAAAACACACCAAGAAACAAAATAAAAAACACGGTTCTAAGAAGCACCATAAAAAGCGAACTACTACCAAAAAGCGATTCGTTAGGCGAATGTAAATTTAATTATAAATTATTTTTATTCTTATTTATTTCTTATTTTTATTCTTATTTATTTCTTATTTATTTCTTATTTGTTTTCATCAATATTTTAAATAAGAAGTATAGACACAGTAATCCCAAACAGCTATAATAAAATTTAATTAATATATCATCAGGCATTTTACTATAATCTATAGTTGATCCGTTTAATGTCTTGGATTCTTTTAAAGAAGAACTACTATTCATTAATGTAAAATTTTCTTCTTCTGGTTCTAATTCCTTTAACTGTTCTCTGCCTGGTTTTGGGTGTCCAGGTAAATCAAACCAAGCAGGATTCATTAATTCAATATCTTTATTTAATACATATGCGGTTTCACTGCCCGATCTATCATTTGAATCAATTGTTTTCATTGTAATTTCCTGACATGTTGATCCAGACCCAGAAACAAAGGATAATAATAGTTGCATTGGATTTAATTGTGATGCATTACTCATAAGACCTGGCAATAACCCTTTGAATTCGTCAAAATAAACATTGGACATACTTGAAAGAAATGGAATAGAACCATCTGGCACATTATTAATATATATTGACCGCTTCACTTTTTCACGCGTTTTTTTATCAGTGCATTTTAGTGGAGTATCTACAAAAAAACGAGCACCTAAAGGTCTACGAGTGGTGCTAGCACATTTGCCTGATACACAATTACCAGCAACCATAAGGTCAATATAACCTATCAATCCGTTAATATTATCACCTAATTGTCCCCATGTTCCTCTTGAACTCATCCCCATTTGAGCTGGTGTTTTTATTTTTGCAGAGTAATCATAATCAGGACCAATTATTTTATCTTGTAAATTTGCAACACCATTTTCTTGTTCAACGGCACCAAATTGTCCACTATTACCACTCATTGTCTATTACTATATATTTTTATTATTTATTTTATTATTTATTCTTTATGATTTTTATTCTTTATGATTTTTATTCTTTATGATTTATTCTTTATTAATTCTTGATTTAAAGCTTTCATTTATTTTTTTGACATCTTCATTTATACTCATGATTTCTTTAATGTCATTTTTTAATTCATTTGCAATGCTTTGATTATTTTGTTCAATTTTAATTTCTTCTTGAGTTTTAGTATCATTTATAATAGCATCTTTATTTCTATTTGCACTACTCTCTTTCATTTTTTGTAAAATTGCTCCATTTAAATCAGGTGTTTGTAACTTGGATGAGGTTGATAATGAATTATTAGAAGTATTTTGTATAACAATATTCTCACTATTGTTAATTTCACTGAACCCTTCCTTTTTACTATTACGATCCTTAAAAAACTTTATAAAATGAAGAAGTATAACAATTAAAAACAAGCATATGAGAGAATTCAAAAGTATCATTTTATATTATAAACATAGTTTTATTTCTAAAATATATCTCTCTATATAATAAATAATGGTCTTAATGCCTATATCCCCTTATGTAACTTGGAAAAGTATATCAACTAATAGTGCGGTTCCCTCAAATTCTAGACCTAATCTAAGCGCAAGTGGGCCGGCTTTTAAAGCAAATCCAATCAAACATTGGCGTAAACAATTAATACCGAACTCTGAAAGTGGAGGACGAAATCGTCGTGCTGGTGTTGGTATACCCTTTGATACACCAGGCGGTTCTGTTTATTTAGGGGACGTTACTGATAATACAGTATGTTTATTAAATGGAAACAATAGCACGGTTGGGGTTAAAGAAAATATTGTTAGATATAATGATACTAATTTTTTATACAATGACCCAAGTGGCTGTATTATAGGCGCGTGTGATCCTGGTAAAAAGATTATTAAAAGAGGGACAACTATAATTAATAAAGAAAACCCCTATTATCCTGATATGAAGAGTTATTTGAGAGCACGTAATCAATTATATGAACAGAAATTAACTGCATTACCGATTTCTACAATAACTTATTTAGATGGCAATAATAATTTACTTCCTCCGTCAGACGCCAGCGATGGACCCCAAGTAAGAAAAACTCAAAATTGCAGTCATTGCACAACTTCAACTAATTCGGCAACGATCTATAAACCCAATAATACGGCATTTTCTCAACAAGGTGCGGTTGATAGCAGTTCACGTATTGCGCGCTTGAAATTAAATGAAATTAATAAAAATGCAGCATCTTTTAAAACGAGCTTTGGAACAACTGCGCCGAAATATATGGGAACATCTGAAACACCTTATTTTCTTAAATCTAAATATCAAGTATGTGTTCCTGCAAAAGTGAATGGGCGAACACTAAAGTGTTAATAATAATATTAAAATAATATAAAATTAACTATATAACAAATAATTTAATATATAGTTAAGTATTAAGTATATAGAATGACCGAACTAGCACAATCTAATAAATTTCCAACAAAAAATAGTATTACGCCATCTTATAGATTTACAACTAGAAATGGAGATGGAAATCAATTTATGGCAAGACCTATTGCACATTGGCGAAAACAATTACACTCAGCTACACCTTCTTCTACCCGGCGGATGTCGGTTGGAATGCCAATGGATTTACCTGGCGGGTCAATAATACTAGAAACACATAATATACAATGTGAAACGTGTAATGGTTCTATGAATTTAACAACCGAAATTAGTAACGATTCACCTTGTAAATTGTGTATTCCAACTAAACAGAAAATACCACTGATTGATTCATCCTTGTGTTTTATAAATACAGACAATTATTTCAATGCAAGATGTATTACCTATCTTCAGAATACAAGCACACTAAAAGACCCCGATGTTACGTATTTTACGGCAGGTGGTATACCAATAAACCCGTCTGATTCAGAAAATGGAACACAAAAAAGAAAAAGCACTAACTGTTTTAATACTAATTGTAATAATTCTATTATTTATAAACCAAATAATACCCAATATGCACAACAAGGCGGTGTATCATCTAGTTCGCGTCTCTCACGGCTGAAATACAATACACTCAACAATTATGGTGCGGCATTTAATTCTGCATCAGGGGCTACGGGTATGAATCGTGGACGTTATCAAACTGAACCGAGTCCTTCTTACCAAACCAATTTAAAACCTCAGCGAGTTGTATTTCCACGTAAAAGTGGCGCTAGTAATTATTGTCCTTCGTATACTATATGTATGTATGAATGAAATAAAAAAAGGCACTTACCATACCTTTTTTTATTAGACACATTTTTTATAGGGTTTTTTAATTTTTGTTTTTTTTAATTTTTGTTTTTTTTAATTTTTGTTTTTTTTAATTTTTGTTTTTTTT